CATTACACTTTACCTTTTAGCAACTTATTAAAGTCTGCTGTTGTACCTACAAAAACTGCTTTGTCAATAGTTGTTTGAGCCGCTTCTGATTTTGTACCGCTAATTTCTCTCATCTGTTTCTGTATGCTTAGAAGTTCTTTGTTTGCCTCAGTCATATTTTTTAAAAGAGTACCGTAAACTTCAAACGCTCTTGGGTGCTGACTGTTTTTTGCAATGTTTAGAATTTCTTCCATTGCATCTTTACCTTGGTCTATGATATGTTGTAGATTATCTTTAGACTGCTGATATGCATCTTCTAAGTCGTGTTTGAGTTCTTCAGTTGCAACAGGTACTTGTGGTTTTTCAACCTTAACAATTTCTGTTGCTTTAGGTTCAATATCAAATATTTCAGTCATGTTCTTATCAAGTTTGTCCATAGCTATGGTCTTTCAGTTATTACAGTATTATATGTATAATTTGAGTTTGCTGTTGCTGTGTTAGGTGAAGGTGTAGTTACAGAATTTGCATATAAATGCGGTGTCAATGCAAATGATATGAAATTTCTTTTTGTGTTTGTGACTGCACCAATGATTGGTTGATTTGAAATGAAGTTGCCGGAAACATCAGAAGCAACTAAAGTATGTGTCGTGTTTGACCAGTTGACGGCAGTAGCAGTTGCGGTAGCGGTATTTAAAGAATACCCCTGATATACTTTTTCGCCTGGTTGATAGTCGCCAAGACCCGAAGAAGACATCGTAAACTGTACATCTTCACCAAAAGTCGGATTGCTAAAAATGTTTGTGATTGATGTCGTAATAACATTTGCAGACGTTGTACCACCATAGATGAAACCTTTTACAGTAAAATTAAGAGTCCAGATAATCATTCTAGGGTCTGCATCTCTGTTGCCCTCATAGATTATTTCTTGGTCTGTTGAGTTTAAAATAATTGGTATCTCTTTTGTGATACCCATTTCAGGTATTAAGTTTAACTTAATCGTATAGTCTGGTGTGAAATACGGTAAAATATGCTCAATCATTTGAGTACCGTCTTCGATATTTCTTACATATATGTTTAATGAGAAATCAAAATCGTATGGTACAGGATTGTATTGAGTTGACAAAGAAGAACCGTTTTGGGAAAAGTTCTTGATGTTTGTATTTTGTTTTCTGCTTGCATCATACTTGAACCCTGTCATCTCAAATGACATTCTTGGTAAAGTTAGTTGAACTTTTTTGTCAAGGTTAGGATCACCTTCTAGACGTTGAACGTATAATTCTTTCTGTGCATAAGCAATCGGTACAAGAAATCTTTGAGCCTCTGATTCATCCGGATTGTATCTGACAAGCGTAATGTTATTAAACAAGTTGCCAAAACCGACAACAAGTTTTCTGATTACTCTATTATAAAATACGTTTGCCATTATATACTACCAAAAGGATTTGATTCTGAGAAGTCGATAATAGTATTTGCGTTGCTTAGAATCAACTCATTATCATATACTTCTGTCTCTGTATTGTTTTGCATCTCATCATAAGTTGTGATGCTGTATGATGCATTACTTGTTTGACCTCTCACATTAGAACCAGATGTAAACTCACCAAAAATATTACTTACAGTCAACACGTTAGCACTTGGCACCCATTCTTGTACTGTACCATATGCAAAAGCGTTTAACAATGTATTGTCGAGTGACTGGAATGCAATTTCTTGATGTTGATAAGTTCCGTTACCAGTGCTAATATTGACATCAAGGTCAATTGTATAACCAGATTGTGCAACAATAGAATCGACATCTGGTGCACCAGTCTGCAAAACTTCTTGTGAGTATTTGAATTTTTCCATTTCTAGTTCATAGAAATAAGGATACTTTCTACCCAACATAAAGAAGTCTTTTGTTTGATTGACAAATTTGATTTCATAGAGTTCACCGGTACCGTTTAAAAATGGTATATAAACCAAGTCACCTTCACGAGGTCTGTTGTAAGTATTTTGTGGTACTCTTTCGTTGAATGAACGTCTTGAAACCAGAACTGTCACATTGTTTTTAATTTCTAAGCCAAACTTAGAAAAGAATTCTCTTTCACCGCCGTACTCTGTTGAGTTTTGAAGATACATCTCAACTGTAAATGCAGAGTTGAATTGTTTTACTGGGTCTTCACCGTATAGTAAATCTCTTGCTTGGTCGTTGTTGTTGGGTAAATACTGAGCATCAAAGCCCATTGTTTTAATTGACTCAACGATTAAATCTTCAATAACTCTTTGTTCACCAATCGAGCCGTAGTTATTGAAGTAATGATTAGTTGCCATGTTAATTCATAAACCATTCTAACGGTGCACCATATTCATTCTGCATTTGTTCTTGTAGATACTTAATTTCATTGTCAGCATCTTCTTGAATCTTTTGTCCGTCTAGTTTAACACCACCAGGTAATTGAAGACCTGAGAATTTAGCAAGATTATTACCCCATTGTTTTTTAATTAATGCTGTTGCATATAGTTTTAACCAACGGTCGTCCCAAACTTTATTATATTGGTCTGGATTAATAATTGCATATGCTTCTGCAACAATAACTTCACCTGCAGGAGCTTCTTCGTTACCCCATGCTTGGTCAATATAAAGACGTTGCATGTGTCTGTTAAAACGAATTGGTATTTCACCAGTGAACATAAGTTCTAGTGAACGAAGGTGCTGTTGTGTTAATGTGAAGTTAACGTATGAAGCTGATGTGAAATCGTACAGTTCATTTAAACGTAATTGGTATCTTAAGTCAAACATATTGACGTTTGCCTGTGAATCTGTATACGGAAAGATTCTTGAAACACCAATAATTTGAACTGAATTGTTATTTGAATCTACCGCATTTGAACAATCTAGATATTGATTAGCAATATCAGTAGAATCAATTTGTTTAATCCAATAACATTTTTGAATACCATCATAGTGATAATCTTGCCAATATTGAAGAGCATCGTCAATACGGTCTTGTATTTGGTCTGGGTCAACGTTAATTTCAATTACAGGTGCACCAAGCCTACGTAAGCAATAGTTAGTAAAATCGGTTCTGTTTTGCACTTGCATTTAATTAATCTCCTTGTTCTGGTATTTAGTTAAGCAGTATAAGTACCAGAACTCGTAAACTTAAACCATGTATTTCCAGCACCATCAGGTCCACTTGTAAATACGCTTGGCGGACCAGCAGTTCCAGCTAATGGAGTTGGAACAGAAACATACACTACACCAGAACCTCCTGCACCACCTATACTAGGAGTTATAGGTGCTCTACATGAGCCTGCACCACCTCCACCTCCAGTATTAGTACCGCCATTTTGTCCTGGTAATGGTGTCGGACTTCCCAATCTTGGGTATGCACATCCATAACCTGAACCATTACCACCACCTCCAGGACCACCAGGGCCTCCTACGAAACCGTTAGGTGGTTGAGTTGCACCATAACGTCCACCAGCACCTCCACCACCAGCTACGATGAAAGGACTTCCTGTTATTGAAACGGTCAGACCGGAACCACCTGCACTCCCTGGTGTTGGAAATTGTGGAGTTCCTGTAAATGTTCTTGTTGATCCTGATGATGAAGCACCACCACCTCCACCATTATAATTACCACCTGGATTACCGTAATTGGTCCAAACTATAGCAGGTCCGGATGGTGTTGGTTGTCCTGGTTGAGTACCTGAACCGCCTTGGTTGTTCGCATAAGGGAATGGTGCAACACCTGTTGGAGGACCAGTAGGTCCACCACCACCGCCACCTGAACCACCTGGTGCTACACAACCCCCTGTAGGAGCTGGTATGTAACAACTATAACCTTTACCACCACCTCCACCTATTGCTGTAACACAAAATGCACTTGAGTTAACGCCTCGGAAAGTATAAGCATAACATATGGTTGTTGGATAAACAGGTGCGGCACCTCCACCACCAACTGTTATTGCGTAGGGTGTTCCTTTTGATGCGGCCGCTACTGCACCAACAATAACACCACCACCTCCACCACCACCAGTCCAACGTTGTGCACCAGAACCACCACCCGCAACAATCACAAACGTTAATGGAACACCTACAGGACCGGTACTTCCACTGGGACCGCCAGGATATGCTGTTGATGTATTATTGATACAAGATGCTGATAATCTGCTTTTACTTGAATCGGCTAAGTTGGCAACATTTTTTGTGCTGAGTCTTTTTGTTTTAATAACTGCCATAACAATGCACCTTTGTTATGATATTTCGCAACCAAATACTGAGAATGAAACAGATGAATTATTAGCATAACATACAATAGCATCATTTGCACCCATTGTAATACCTGGTGTTAATGTCATTGTATCGTTTGCTGGCACGTTTGCACTATAAGCAATATAGTTTTTTGTTGAAAGTGTTTGTCCGTTAGGTACAACACCTAATTGATAAGTAGCGAGAGAAGCACCTTGGTTTGCAATTAGAATTGATGAAATAATAGTATTCGCACCAGTCGATACCGCATACAATGTGGTATTTGTTGTTCCTGGTACTGCTTGACCTAAAACTCTATATGATAACATGAGTTGTTCCTACAAAAACGATAGTAAAAATGGATGAGGTATCTGAGACTCAACCCTTGTTGTTCCTACAAATACGTTTGAGCCTGTCGAAATATTAATTGAACCAGTGTATAAATTCGATGTAACATTCATAGTAACCGCATTTAATGTGACTGCATTTAATGTAAATGCATTGAGTGTTAAAGTCGAAAGCACATTCATCGTTACTACATTTGTTGAAGGATTAAATGTTAATGAAGTAGCCGCAAACTCATAACTTGTTTTACCACCAACTTGCGTTGATGGTTGAACAGACATGTAAAAGGTAGTATTCTCAGATACTACCGGTAATACTGGAAGTTGTGCGGCTGTTTGCATTACGCTTGAGCTTCAGTCCATGAATAACGAGCTAAGATACTTGCAAGGTTCGTTGATGATACGTTCGTAGCAACAAGTGTCAATACGTCAGGTCCGTCAGGATAGATACCGACACCAGTATTTGCAACACCACCAGATTGAATACTTGTACCAAGTGAAAGCAATTGTGTCAAATCGTTTTGAGTTGAACCGAATGTTCCTAAGTTGTTATTCAAGAAGAATCCGAAAACTGTTTCACCACCAGATACTGTTGTATTCTGTGCATGGAAAACATATTGAGACAAACTAGAACCACCAACGTTTTGCCATTGTGCTGTTGTATTTGAAACGCTACCGTTCAATACAAGAGTCATCAAACAAGCACCGTTAGAATAGGCATCAAGTTCAAATGGTAATTGTTGCATACGATTAACAATCTCACGAACACCAAGAGCAGAAGCTGGTATACCGTTTGATGCAGAAGGCGCAACACGGAAACTCCAAAGAGCCATTGTGTTAGCGGCACCACCGGCTGGATAAATTGTTAAAGGTGTTTGCATACCTTTTGAGAAAATGAACGATTTATCTGGTGTGAAACCGCCATCCATAATTGCTGAAGTACCCCAATGGTTAATCTCAGGTCCGTATAATGGCGCATGTAACTCAACAGCAGTTGGAACTACAGCACCTTGATTGTTACCAGTGTATGTTAATGAGTTAGCACCAGTTGCAGACAATACAACAACTGTTTGTGCAATGTTTGCTAATGGTGGAATAATAACTGCCGAGTTACCAGAAGCAGTTGGTGCTTGATTCAACACAATATATGTGTTTGCAACAATGTTCTGAATAAACGTTTGTGGTGCAATGTTAGGACCAAACACGTACATACCGTTTGACAAACCATATGTTGTGTTACTTGCAGGTATAGTTACAATATTATTACCAGCAACTGTTGTTACATACAATGTATTACCAGTGTTACCCGTTTGATAAGCGGCACCACGTTGAGCGCCTGTTAACTGTGCGGCACCGTTTGAAAGTGCTGTGATACCTGTATACGCAAAGTATTCAGTATTAGAGGTATTTCTAATTACTGCTACTCCGGTATTTGGCCATCCAGTTGCATTAGATATCGTAATTGTTGTATCTGTTGGTGCAACGTTTGCTGTTAGAACAGAAGTCTTAGAGAAAGAATTAGTTTCATAACGACCAGGTAAGTTACCTGAACGCATGTAAGCAAGATAGTTAACGTTATTATTAATTACTTTATGTGCATATATTACGTTACCATCAGGTCCACGAACACCCCAACGTTGAAAACCAGCACCGTACCATGAATAGTCGATGTAGAACATTTGGTCTTTTGTCAAGTCAATCTTATAACCTGAAGGACCTGTTCCATCTAATCTATCAATGTTAAACTGTGAAACTGGTGTTTTAACGTCTTGAACTTTACTAATAACAGCAGAGTTGACGTTCTGAGTACCACGTAGTGTTGGTACAACTGTCAATACAGAGTCTGTAAGAATGTTGTGTACACGGTGTGGCATACCTTTGATTACAATAAAATCATTAGGTTGTAACTGCTTAGTAAAGATTGTATTGTTACCGTTTAATGTATTTGAACCAGCATTAATCCAAGTGTTACCGGAAATCTGATAAACCGCATTTCGTCTTACTGCATATAATTGAGAACCGTCATATTCAAAGAACATGCCGTTTTGGTCATCGAAGATACCGATACGATTTGAAGAACCATACCATGTTGTTGCAGAACAAACATAGTTACCAGATGCAGGTGAATTTGCTGGTACAGAGTTTGCTGTATATGTGAACTGATATGGGTTCAATACGTTTGTGATTGCAAAGTTACCGTTATATGCCGCTTCGTTACAACCAGCGATTTGAATACCGATTGAAGCAGAAATATTGTGTGGGTCTTTTGTTGTAACTGTAACTGTTGTACCGCTTGATGTGATACCGTCTAAGTTAAACTGTGGTTGCAATGTTGTACCAGTTGACAACTGAATACCCTTACCAGATTGATAACGGAAATACTTACGTGTCTGACGAATAAACTGCTGATTGTGTGAACCAGAGTTTGTAGAGAAACGAATACCACCGTCAAATGAACGATGTACTAGAGTACCGACTGGTCTTGCATATAAAGATGCACCTGATACTGTCATTGTACCAGAAGGTATTGAAGATGCGTTACATTGATATACGAAGTTGTATGGGTTAATAATTGTTGAAACAACCCATGAACCGTTTGGTGGGTTTGTTCCTGTCACACCAGTAACTGCAATTTCATTACCAGGCATAAAGCCGTGAGCATTTGCTGTAGTTACAAATACGTTTTGACCAGAAGTTGTCATACCTGCAATTGTGATTGCAGAGTTTGTAAATGCATAACCTTGATAACCAATTGTTACGTTTTGATTATAAATCGTACCTGTTGTACCAGTATAATAGAATTTACCAGTATATGAGAATGTGTTAGCGGCACCTGAAGCGTTTGTGTTTGTCAGGTTGTTGTTTGAATCTACAACATAGTTACCGTCAGCACCAGCGTACAATGAATCTAAAATTGTGATTGGTGTTCCAACTGCTGGTGGTGTTGAACCTGTTGTATTTGCTGTGAAACTTCTTGAGCCGTTAACTGCTTGTAAGTCGATTAAGTTTAGGTTACCTGTTGAAGTAATATAATATGAAAACGGTCTCATATTGGTACGAGAAAGAGATTCCCACTTAGTCGCTTGTGTTGAATACTCAAAGTCGGTATCAATCAAAGACTGTGGTGTTGAAACTCTTAGTTTGTTAACTGGATCTAATAGAGTCTCAGAAGGCTGAAATGACTCATTGTATTCGTCAACTACAATACTTAACTTATCTGTAGCAGATAGTGCTGTCGTATTATACGCTAAAGAAACAGTCGTAACGGTCGCATTAGGATAATTACCAGTCGTATCAAGACCGATAGTGTATGCAGTTGTAGTTAAGTTAGGGTCTGAGAAGTTAAAAATAACCTGATTTGTTGTCAAGTCAGTAATTAAAACTAGACGTTCTTTAGGTACAACGTGCGGTATAATAATCGTTCTAGATGATGGTATGAACGTGTAGTACGTATCAAGGATGACTTTTCTTGCCATTATTAGTTTCTCCAGTTATTCGGATGTTTGGTAACAATCATATATTTATCTATCTTAAAAACCCATTACTACGTCAAGCGGCTTGAATGGGTACGTCTTTATTGAGGTTTGAGGTGAACCTAGAACCGTTCTCACTAAAATCTGTGAATCTGCCGGTACTGAATCGGCAAACTTAAGGTATCCGTTAGTTGTTGGGTTACCTGAAAGGTCAATTGTGTAACCTTTTGAACCTGTAAGTATATTTGCTAACCATACTGTGTCGTATTTGTAGTCGAAAGCAGGCTGTAATATACCATTAACAGTTACTGAAATAGTAAAAGGTGAGTTACAAGTCACAGGTGAACCATTCCATCTCAAAGGAAATGTATTTGTGAAACCGTCAGTTAGATATGAAACGTCATCAAAATCAAATATGTTTGTGAAGTTTGTCAGTTGCGTTGAGGTGTAAATATTCGCAACGTTTTGTGTCTTCTTCCAAGCATTAAAGTTTGAGTTGTAGGTATACAGTACACCATTGAGTGATGCTTGTTGACCGTTTGTTGGGTTTGTTGGAAATGCCATTTATTATCCTGTATACGTAAACGTTCCAGTTGACGAGAATGTGTGAACCTGTATGACTGTTGAAGGTGATGTTGGCGGACTATAAGAAGTTACCGTACCGCCTGTACCTTTTTGTGTCGGACTTACATATGAAATAATTACAATACCTGGTGAACCAGCTACTGAACCTGTTACTGGTGTACTTCTTCCAGGGCCGCCAGTTCCATATGTAGATAAGCCATATCCACCAGTTGCTGTAACGCCATTATTTACAGATGCACCACCACCACCACAACTGTAATATTGTACAGTTCCTGAAATATCGCTTATTGCACCGTAGCCACCTTGACCACCACCATAAACAGTCGGTGATGTAAAACCTGTTGCAGGAAATTTAAAACCTGGTGAACCTGCACCACCTCCTCCACCATTTCCATAATTACAACCAGGATTTGTTGGTGCTAGAAAAAAACATGCAACACCAGGATTTCCTTGACCCGATACGCCTGTACCACCTAAACTATTTCCACCACCTCCAGAACCACCTGGTGTACCAGCAACTGCAGGACCGGCACCCCCACCTCCACCGCCATATGCAGTTACTGAAAATCCCGATCCACAAATAGTTGAGTTTGAACCAGTACCTCCTACGTGTGCACCACATGCTGATGGTGTTCTATTACCGCCGGAACCAACTGTTATAGTATAAGGCACACCAACAGTTAAAAGTGCTTGACTTTGTAAAAATCCGCCACCACCACCTCCTCCACCAACTGTAGTTTTTGGTGATCCTGGTGCGTAACCACCTCCACCTCCACCAGCTACTGCTAAGTAACGAATTTGATATGTAGTTGATGTGGTAGAACCACCTCCACCACCACTATTGATAGCAGAGATTGTTCTATTCTTAACAGAGTTTTGAGAATCTCTTTTAACTGCCATTAGGTTATTTCCGATCCAAACATTACAAATGAAACGTTAGGTGTATTGGCTTGAACTGTTACGGTATCTGTATTACCTAAAGCCATACCAATAGTAAATGAAATTGAGTCGTATCCTGGTACTGTTGTGTTGAAAGCAACATACTGAGAGTTTGCTAATGATGCACCAGCAACTTGCGTTGAAATAAAGAAAGATGCCGCATTTACGTTTTGATTACAGACTTGAAATGTTGAAACGACAGTCTGTGTATTTGCCGGTACTGTATAGATTACAGTAGGTGTATTTGCGGCAGGATTTGATTGGGCTAATGTTCTGTATTTTATTGGCATAATGTACCTCTACATTCCCGCTAAGAAGAATGGGTTGAAAGAATTTTGTTGCATGTATGATAATATGTATGTATTAGCATTTTGAGTTCCGATACTCAATGTATTTGCATTAACAGAATTAACATTTAATGTTGCCGATGCATATATACCGTTTGCTAAATTTGCGACAACATTATTTGCGTAATTTGAAACGTTTGCCGTTGAAAGCGTTTCTTGAGCAAGAACTAATGCGTTTGCTGTATTGGCAAATGTGTTTGCGCTATTTGCAATAGTACTTGTTAGAAATGGTGTCAACGCAACGTTTGAAACTACCGCAGAAGATGAGATATCTAACCAGAAGAAGTTACTTCCGTTGCTTGTAGTCCACTCATAGATAACATCGTCAGTCTGAGAATACCATTGAGTACCGACAACGTTAATTGACGGCGCAGTATTAGAAACAATTATTTGACCAAGGTAAGCCTGTTGGCGAGTCCAAGTGCCAATAGAAGAGTTCCAGACATACGTAATGCCGTTAACTAATGCTGTTTGACCGTTTGATGTTGCGACTGGAAATGACATGATATCTTAGTTGAGTTATCTTCTATTTATTGACCTAAAAATTGAAAGGCTGGTGGAGTAAAGTTACCGGTATATCTAGCAATACCATTCGTAATTCTAAAATCATCCATATAACCGTTAAAAAAGTAAACTGGCGCACTACTATAATATGATGCACCAACATAATTAATAGTTCCTAATACAATAGAACCGGATATCGTGGTACTAATAATGCTATTTCCATTGAGATAAACCGTCATAGCAGTTCCGTTTCTCACTATCGCTATATGCGACCAACTGTTAAGTGATACTGCTGTACTACTTGTCGAATTGATAGCCCATGAACTACCACTTGTCGAAACTAATAATTGTACGTAATTTGAAGTGCCAACTATATCTGCTCGTATACCATAGCCAGATCCATTTCCATTTAACATGAATGGACTTTGAGTCGTTGATGTTGTTGGGTATAACCAATATTCGATTGTAAAATTGCTAGAACCGACCAACATAAATGCTGAGTTTGGTATTAAAGCATAACCTGTACTACCATCAAAATACATTGAATTATTACCAAACTTAACTGTGTTGGCTTGTGTTTTCAGAGAACCATATGTTATAATATCATTTTTACCAGTAACATCTTGAATACCTGAATTTGTACCTAATAGTGCCAAAGAATTGTTTGATGCAACTGTAGTCAATGAGTTTGGAATCGTAAAAGAAGAATTATATAATGAAACACCATTTGAAATTTTAACACCGTAAGCATAAAACGCACTCGCTGTTCCTACGTTTATTCCTCCTGTTGCACCTATAGATGCTGTACTGCCTGTACCTGTAGTCATGTTACCGTTTACGAAGAATCTATAAGTTCCTCCGTTTCGACATACAACTAGGTGAACCCATTGTCCTGCATTTACTGTTTGAGAACTACCAAAATCTGTAACGCCTTGAAACACATAGTGTAATGTATTATCGGTATTCAAATACATGTTACCGCCTGAGGTATTAACAAACGCTCTAGAAGTTCCTGCACCTGAAGGCATGAAAAAGAACCATCCTTCAATTGTAAAATCACCAGCAAATACCCAAGCAGTAGTTGAACCTTGTACAACAGAGTCACTTGAACTACTAAAATACAATGACGCCCCATTGTTTGCGGTTGAGTACGTTACGCCTGGTGGAAATGGTGAAAACGGTTCAACTTGCACACCACCATTAGGTTGAGTTAGAGTAAAAGTATTGTTTGAATTATCTATAAATCTATTACTTTGACAAGTTAATAATGCAGTATTTGCAACTGCTGTTAATGGTGTTGTTGATGGTGTAAAATTACTGGTATAAAGTGCCGTACCATTAATTACTCTAACATTACTTAAAATACCAGGGAAATAGTTACCAGCATTAGCCGCTCTTGCACCGACAGTTGCATTGCAACTAGAATTGTATGATAAAGCACCTGGTAATATAAATGTTGTTGGGTCTTGTACACCGTTTATGTAACAAGAAAATACATTACCGTTACGTACATAAGCAATGTGTGTCCATTTATTCAACGACAATGTTGTTGAAAATAATCCAGGATTTGCATTACCTGTATAAGAACCGCCGGTAGTTGACAAATACATCACAGGTTGCATAGTAGGAGTATTTGTACCATTTATACCAATGAATACTCCATCTAAACCATTTGCTTCAACACTAAAAATAGTTGCAACGGACCAAGTCGGTGCGGCCGTCATAAAGAACCAACATTCTACTGTAAAGTTATTTGAACCTAATTGTAATTGTGTGGGGTTACCTGGTGTTGATATAAATCCACCGATACCTTGGTCGAAATAATTACTCCATCCTGTTTGAGTGAATGGTGTAAATGTTCCTTGTGTTGCGGCACCGGTTCTAGTTAAAGGCCAATTATTAACAGAATCATCGTAGAACACATTATTATTTGCTGAATTTTTATATTGCAATGATAATAATTGCGTATTAGAAATTGGTGTTACTGGTTGATTTGGTGGTAAAAAAGTATTCGTATATAGTGCAGTACCATTGACTATTCTAAAATTACTAATGTATCCTGCATACCAATATCTTTCAGCAATATTTTCATTTGTATTATTCCATCCGCCTAATACAGTAGTCGCAGTTGCTCTAGCTACAATAGAAGTGTAAGTGTTTGTAACTGTGCTTTTTATTCCATTTTTATAAGCTGACAGTACTCCACCTGAACCAACTACTGCAATATGCGTCCAGTTATTTGGTGATATTACTAAATCAGTAAACGCTACTAATGTGCCGTTAGCATAAAAAGCTATTTGGTTGCTAGTATTAATTTGCAAATTCCAACCATTGTTATACCCTCCTGATCCAGACCAACCATGAAACGCTATAACTTGTTGCGTTGAAGTTACTGTTGTATATATCCAGCACTCAACAGTAAATGCGTTACTACCAAAATCAGCATAACTTCCCGCTGGTGTTGTTAGATATCCAGTACTACCATCCAAATATCCAGAACCGTATATGTTAGGTGTTATAGTATTACTTGTAACTGTTGGTGATGCAAACGGTTGATTCTGAGACACATAAGGCAAACCTGTTGGAGTAAATACATTATTGTTTGCTGAGTTGTCAATGAATGTTGAATTTTGTAATGTCAACATTGTAGTACCGGCAACAGCAGTTAATGGTGTCGTGCTTGGTGTAAAACTGCTTCCGGTATACAAGGCAGTACCGTTAACGATACGTAGATTTGACATGAAACCAGTTGCTGTACCATCACCAGTAGGGTCATTTAGAATTGTTTTTGAACTACCAGAATTTGTAAAGTTTCTTGTAAAGTTTGCAGTCGTAGCACCTAAAACACCATTCACATACACTCTCATTGTACTACTAGAATCTCTAGTAATTGCTAAATGCGTCCATTGTCCTAGTGTTACTGAACTTGTTGAAGTTGCAGTATATATCCAACTACCTCCATCATAATGCCCAATTGCCCATCCGGGTCCGTTCCATTGTACTGTCCATCTTGAACTGTTATTGATATAATCATACAAAAAATAAATGCCGCTATTACCAAGATTCGAAATATAGAACCAAAATTCAATTGTAAATGGTGCAGTACCTAAATTTAATGAAGTTGGATAAGTTAGTAAATTGCTACCACCAAGAATTGCACCGCTATAATATCCTTGACCGTTTGTATTTGCTGTTGATGTTGTTGGTAATGTCGCAAATGGTTGACTTGCAACCACTTTTGGTGTTGAACTTAATGTTAATGCATAACTATTTGGACCAATGTCTGAAAATTGATTTGATAGGCATGACAAGAAAGTAGTATTTGCTTGTGATGTTAATGGTGATGTTGGTGCGGTAAATGTTGTTGAATATAATGCCGTACTTGAAATTCTAAGATTACTTAAAGTACCATTAAAACCATAAGAATTATATTCACCAACAGAAATATATGAAGTTGAACCTGTTGGTGTTGATGTCGTAGTTGTTCCTGTTATAGTTTGTAAAACACCATTCACAAATAATTTAATAGCACCGGATGAAATTGAAACTGCTACATGATACCAAGAACCAGGCACCATTACAGTATTACCAACTGCTGTTTGTACTGAACCGTTGTACCAATATAGTTGTAACTGTCCTGAAGTATTAATCTGAAATGACCAATAATTTAATGTTGATGTAACTTGCATATCACCAACAAGATTAACGCCCGTTGAAGCCGGCAATGCGTTCATTTTAACAAACGTCTCAATTGTAAACGTTGAGGTTGAAGTAAAACTTCCAGTAATATTTGTTAAACTACTTGCAGGTGTTTGAAAGCCACCATAAAAAAAATCAACACCATAATATCCATTTCCCCATAGAGGGCTAAATCTATTTGGTGTTGCCGCACCGATGGGTGTCAACGCAAAATTGTTTGTACTTATATCTTGAATATATGTATTTGTATTAGTCTCACCGTTTAATAACAATGTTGTAGAATTAAAATATGTATCAGAAATAACATATGTAATTGTATATGTTATAGATGCCTGAGTTGCTTGTGCATATGAATCTGTTGCAATAACAGTAAAATTGTATACTGTTGTATTTGATACTGTCGTACTACCTGAAATGTATCCGTTAGCCGCTAAAGTCAATCCTGTTGGTAAACTCGAACCGCTTTGTAAACTAAATGTTAAACTTGGAGAACCAGTGACATTCAAACTAAAACCTACAGACGTTGTTGCTGATACAAATGTATTTGCATATGACGTTGAATTAAAAACTGGATAACTATTGTATACTACTCCAGGTAAATAAACTGCTGTACCACCACCAGGATTCGCAACATAAAGAGGATAAGAACCAGCACTCAAAGATGGTGCAGTAAATGTAATTCTATTTGGATCTAGTCTTGTGCTTGTTATTGTTGTGCCACCAATAACTACGTTAGCGTTACTTTGAAAGCCTGAACCGTAAATAACTATAGTTTCACCACCAGCAATAGCAGTATCGGGATAAGGCACATAAGCACCATTAGTGTATGCCCAAGAAGTTATTTTAGGTTGTGGACTACTCTGCTGAACGGCAACATCTCTAGCCGAGACAAAGCCGGCGCCATCAGCCGCTCTTACACCTTTAAATCCACCATTAAACATTAACCCATTACCTCGTATGTTGCAACTGCTTGAAGTGTGCCGTTGTTACTTGCTGTTAGACGAATTGCATCACCTTCATTTGCATAGAAGATTCTATCAAAGACACCGAAGGTTGTATTTGCCGGCATTGAAATATTTGAAACAATAATATAAGGTACATTGTTTCTGTATATGTCTGCGGTAATATATTGAACGTTCGTAGAATAATTTGCAACAACTAAACTGTCAATTCTAAACAATTGATTTGAATTATTTGCATTTGAAATAATAGCAGTTGCAGTTGTCGTAACGTTTTGTACTGCTGTATTGCCGTTTAGATAATTGATTTGAACTAGATTAGGGGTTGTCATTATTGTGCTCCGAATAATACCGACATAGCAAGTGATTTACCTGTCGATACTCCTGTAACTGTTGTTGCGTTTGAACCAACAAATGCTGGTGTCTGTATGTCTAACCAATAAGATGAAACGGTATCGTTTGTGTATTCGTAAAGCACATCAGTCGTATTATTGTACCACTGGTCACCTTGAAGTGGATTTGTAGGTGGTGTAGGACTCGCTGTGTATGTGATTCGGACACTTTGAGCAACTCTTCCCCACGAATTAGTCGTAGAGTTATAGGTATATGAAATACCATTTACTACTGCTGTTTGACCGTTAGTGGGTGAGGTTGGAAATGCCATGTTATTGTGTTACTGTTATTAGAATCCAAGAAGTGTTAGACTCTTCCCATCTGTAATAATTTGGTGGTACTGCATCTGTAGGCATGTCAACAGGAGGTTTCCAAGCCCATGTGTTGCTTGAGTAAACCCAACTGTTCATACCTTCTGGTTTTGGTAATGCGAAAACGTCATTTGCTCTGTCATAAACCATACCGATACCAGCATATCTATATCTCAATGCAGTACCGCTGTCTTCTTGACCTGTAACAGGATCATAATGAATACCGTTTCTTGTATTGTATGAGGTCTGAATGAAGGTATTAGGCTCTCCAAATAGACCAGTGTTTACCATGTCTTGTTCAATGACAAGAACTCTGGTAACAATGTTGTTAGCATCTATCTGTGCAAAATGACTCATCTCAATTTTCTCCTTTTATGTTCTATTTATTGTGTTAAAAAAGCTAATGATGTTGGGGTAAAGGTTGATGTATATCGTGCAACACCATTTGTGATTCTTAAATCGTCAATATAACAATTAGATAAATGACCTCCAGAGTTATCACCACCGACTGTTACCGGTGCAGTACTGTTATATATTGAAGCCGATGACGTTACAGTATTGGTTAAAACACCATTTGAGAACAAATAAAAGTTACTACCTGAACGAGTTACTGCAATATGTGTCCAAGTATTTGAACTTAAATTTGAATTTATCGAAACACCATTTACAATATCCCATGCAGAATTATTTGAGCCTGCGTAAAAATAAATTTGAGGTGTTGTATTGTTGTAATAATAAAACAAAAATGAACCATAACTTCCGGTCCATCCTTTAGTTAAAAATGCACTACCATTTGAAAAAGTTATAGGATATAACCAAAACTCAATTGTAAAATTATTTGAACCAAGATTTAAATAAGGGCTGGTTGGAAATGCATTAGGGAATGAACAATATCCAGTTGAACCATCAAAATACAATGCACCAGTTCCAAACTTAGTTGTGTTTGCTTGAGTCTTTGCAGAACCATAAGTTATAATATTATTTTTACCTGTAGCATCTTGAATACCTGTGTTAGTAAAATTCAATAGCAATGCTGTATTCGCAACAGCAGTTACAGGTGCAGTAGGTGGTGTAAATGCAGATGTATAAATTGGAGCACCGGCAATAAATCTCGGGTTAGCAATACTAAAATAACTAACAAATGAACCACCGCTGAAACCACTATAACCTAATCCACCATTATCATATAATCCACAAATAATAAATGTTGTGCCTGAAGCGGCAGTTCCTGATGTATTAGTTACAGTACCTTGAGAAGTACCATTAACCCACATTGTAATAACACCTGATGCGTTTTTAGTTATCGCAAAATGATACCATTGATTATAATTATAAGTATTTGTTGTTGAATTAAGAGTTGCTACTGTTCCATTACTGCCATTACCCTGAGTAAAAGTAAATTGATTACCTTGAAATCCGCAATTGAATGAATTTCCATACGCACCACCGTTACCAATACAAAAGAAGAATGATTGATTTACTGGATAAACCCAACACTCAAATTGCCATTGCATTGATGGACTACTTACGTTGAATATCTGATTACTACCATAAATATAATTTCCGCTATAGTGATATGAACTTGCCCCATGTACTGCTGGATTGTATATGACGCCTGGTGCAAAAGGTGAAACTGCTTGAACAGAGGCTTGTGTTGCAGTTAATCTATACCCGTTTGTCGAGTTATCAACAAAACCATTATTCTGGGCAGTCAAAAATACTGTACTAGATATTGCAGTTAATGGTGCTGTGCTTGGTGTGAATGAAGAAGAATATAATGCGACATTCGATATTCTTAAATTACTAACATATCCGGCGTAATTAAATGAACCGCTATTCCATTGTCCCATAGTCAAATAACCTATAGAACCGCTTCTATTTACAATTGTCGAGCCGCCAGTTAATGTTTGCTGTACACCATTTACATACATTGAAACTGAATTTGAGTTTACCGAAACAGCAACATGATACCAAGTACCTAAAGACATTACTGTGTTTCCGGTAATAGTATAAGATGTTCCACCAACAACATATAATTCTAAAACGTTTGAGTTATTAGGTCCAAAACTCCAATTACAAGTTCCCGCAGTTGGGTTCATGTCACCAATCAAAGCAGGATTTGCAGAACCTCCTGGCGTTGCCGACATGTTTATCCAACCTTCAATAGTGAATGTTGAAGTTGTTGTTGATATTGGGGTTGAATTTGAAACAATATAGTAACCAGAACCACCTAAGTAATTACTCCATCCTGTTGGACTAAATGGGCTAAATGTACCTTGTGTTGGAATGCCTGTTCTAGAAATTACTAAATTATTTGGGCTGTCATCATAATACACATTGTTATTTGCTGAATTTTTATATTGCAATGATAATACTGATGTATTTGCAACTGCTGTTAGTGGGCTAGTTGGGGGTATAAAGTTATTCGTATAAACTGCGGTACCGTTAATTACCCTAATGTTTGAAATATAACCAGCAAATAAACCTGTTTGTGAATGTGAATAACCGCTAATGGTTGGTAAGTATGTTGATGGTATTGATGTTGTATTTGTAACTGATGTACCACCAACACCATTTAAGTAGACAGTTACTTGTCCACTTTTTCTACAAACTGCTAAGTGATTCCATGAATATGGATTTCCAACTGCCGCACTATTCTGTGCGGTGCCAGCACCACTCGTTGTTGCGGTAAATTGTGCGGCAGTTAATGTTGTAGTACTTGCACCAATAATACACCAATTTGTACCACTTACAGTTTGTGCGTATATGTAACCACCTGATGTACCTGTTGGATAATACCACAATTCAATTGTAAAATCACCTGAAAGTGCAAATGCAGGATTAGATGATTCTTGTACTTGCATGTATCCTGTTGATCCATCAAGCAATACGCTACCATAAACACTTGGTGTTATAGTATTACTTGTAACTGTCGGTGAAGCAAATGGTTGATTCTTAGATACTATAACTGAACCAGTCGGTGTCAAAGTAAATGCATTTGCAGAGTTATCAACAATAACAGAATTTTGTAATGTTAATAGAGAAGTATTTGTAACTGCTGTTAGTGGTGTGGTCGGTGGGGTGAAGTTTGAAGTATATACTGCGGTACCATTAACAATACGAAAGTTAGAAATATAGCCGTTAAAAATGTTTTGGCCTCTCGTATAGCCTAAACCTCCAATTACTGGAGCGTTGGCGCCATTAAGATAACTATTAGAATCTGAATACGTAGAACCTGTTTGAACACCATTTAAATACATAATTGTACTTGTACCGTTCCTTACTACTGCAACGTGGCTCCATACGCCAGCAACTGGCGAGCTTCCTACAATAACACCTGTGCCGTTTACCCAATAAGTTAAAGCACCTGAATTTAAATAAAATAATTGATATACTCCGCTACCTCCTGAGGGTCTAAAATCAGTTATAACAGATGTTTGACTAGCGGTTAATGGGTATATCCAAGCCTCAATAGTAAAACTATTAGAGCCAAATGCAAATGTCGATTGACCCCCTAGATTTAAATACCCCGTACTACCATCAAACTGAGCACTATAGTAACCAGTATTGTTTGTATTTGCTGTTGATGTTGTTGGTATTGAACCAAATGGTTGATTAGGTACTACTTTAACTGTACCTGACGGTGTTATTGCCAATCCGTTAGGACCATTATCAATAAATCTATTTGATTGACAAGTTAGGACAGCAGTATTTGCAATCGCTGTCAATGGTGTTGTAGGAACTGTAAAACTACTTCCTGTGTATATGCCGGTTCCATTTATATAACGTGCATTACTAATATAACCATTTAACCAATATTGATTACTACCGTTACTATAGTATCTACCAAGACTTAACCCAAGACTATTGTAGCTAATTGCCGGCGAACTTGGTAAAGTTCCAACTTGAACACCATTCAAATAACAGTATACAGTACTTCCGACTTTTGACATTGCAACATGAAACCATCTGTTTAAAGGTGCTAATGTACCTGTATATGCTGTTGCACCAGTACAAACAAATTCTAAGTATCCTGATGAATTTATTGTGATTCCCCAACCTGTTGTTGAACCGGAATCTCTTGTACTCATTATACCTTGAAAGTTATTATTAATTGTAGTGTATGCCCAAGCCTCTGCTGTAAAATCTGCTGAAGGTGCAAGAATAGAATTGGCCGCTGTTATTAAAAACCCAGAACTACCATCAAAAGAATTACCATAATAACCATCGCCCCACATAGGGCTGAATCTATTTGATGTTGAAGAACCATATGGGGTTAGCGTAAAATTATTTGCACCGGCATCTTGTATATAAGTGTTCGAATTAGTCTCACCATTCAACAACAATGTAGTGTAATCAAAATATGCATCAGCTACCGTAATTGTTAAACTGATTGATGCCTGTGTCGTTTCATTATAGATGTCTGTTGCGGCAACTGTAAATGTGAATGTTTGACCAGCATTAGGAATACCTGTAGCAGTACCACTAATTAAACCGTTAGCCGCCAATGTTGTACCTGTAGGTAACGTACCTGATACTAAAGAATATGTAATAGGCTGTTCGACAGCAGTAGAAGATGTTAAAAGTTGAACAGAAACTGTAGTGGCAGATGCATAACTCGTTGCTGTCCACACAGGATATGGTTGAAATGTTACACCAGAATAATAGATTGCCGCTGAACCGTTAGGATTAAAAACGTACAATGCGTAGTTACCAGCAGTCACACTTACGTTTGCACGAATTTCAGTTGCACCTATATATGTTGTATTTGATGTGACGTTTGCAATGGTTCCTGAACTTGTGTTAGCTACCAAAACATTTGCACCTGGTGAAAAACCGGTACCTAAAATTCTAAACGTACCGTATGTTGTAGCGGCCGCATTAGCAGTTAGCGTATTATAATTGCTGTCAGTATAAACAACAGTTGTTATACCAGTAGAAACAGCACCACCAGTCGGTAGCAATATGCTCTGATTTCTAACCGTTCTTTCGGCTGTCGTACCAATTGATGCTCTTCTAATTCCCATTATGAAAGTTCAGATCCGAATAAAGAGAATGTTATGTTCCCTGTGTTTGCTGAAACAGATACTACATCTGTATTACCAAGAGTTACACCTAATGTGTAATTGATTGAATCGTTACCAGGTATTGGTGTTTGATATGCAAGATACATTGAGTTTGCTAATGATGCACCTGCTTTTTGTGCCGCTATAGAAAAACTTGATGTGTTTGGTGAGAGATTGCAAACTTGAATAGTTGAAACGACAGTTTGAGTGGCCGCAGGAACCGTGTATACTGTTGTGGTAGTATTAGCGGCCGGATTAGATTGTCCTAAAATTTTATAATTAACTGCCATTGATATCCCCTATAGACCCACAAACATTAGTGGATGTATCGTGTTTTGTTGAATGTATGATTGTATATATGAATTTGCATTTTGAGTTCCTATATATACCGAGTTCGCAAAGACCACATTAGTATTAACATTACCAGATGTAATTATGTTTACGTTTGCAGTATTTGAATATACTGGTGATATTGTGTCTAACCAGAAGTAACTTGTACCGTCAGTTGCCCATTCATACAATACATTAGTTGCAGTATTGTACCACTGGTCACCTTTGTTATTTCCTGATGCTGGTGGTGTCGTAGCGGCTGTATAGACTAAACTTGTGCCACCACCTCCACCAGTTGATATTGGGTTACCGTTAGCGGCATAATATAGTCCGTTTGTATAAATCTTATCTGAGTATACATTACCAGTTACACCTACACCACCTTGAACGAGCAGAGTGCCTGTAGTATTTGAACTTGATGCTGTGTTCGGTGCATTAAATGTTGTAGAAACGTTTGCTGATGTATAGCCACCAATAAACACTTTCATATTAGTACCAGGTGTATATGTACCTAGTAATAAGTTAACACCGTTAGAATATAGATATCCGTCACCTGGTTGTGATGCTGTGAAACCGTTTAGTGTTGTATTATATGCTTTACTTGTGATACCTAAATCAATATAGTTATTAGTATCGGTACCAATATTATTGTACAACGCAAAATCGGTAGATGAATTTGCTGTGTTGGCGAAGTTCTGTGCACCAACTTGTATTGACTGGTCGGTATTACCAGAGAATAAACCTAAAGTATATAAATGATTGAATGTGTTTGTTACATCACTTGCTGTCGCACTCTGAGAAACAACAATGTTTGATGACGAACCTGTAATACCTAGAGAACCAGTTAAAGTACCACCAGTATTTGCTAAAGCACTATTTGCTTTATTATATGCATTGTTTGCTTGTATAAATGCGGCATTCGCTTGATTAAAAGCGGGTGCAGAACTTGAACCTGTATTGGCTTGATTAAAGGCCGCATTAGCTTGAGCGAAAGCGGCATTCGCAAAACTTGCTGTTATGTTCTGTGCGCTATAAGCACTATAAGCATAAACGTTAATTGTATTTGCAAAACCGTATGCACTATATGAGTATACATTTACTGTGTTTGCTAAAGTATAGGCGGCATTCGCAAAACCAGCGGTAATATTTTGAGATGCATAAGCGGCATATGCGTAAGTATTAACCGCATTAGCGGCAGTAAATGCACCGTTAGCGAACAACTGAGCAGAACTAATGTTTGTATTCTGAGTTGTATCAACACCTTGTGTAATTGCTATCTGTGCATTAGCATAACTAGAAATATTATTTGCTTGAGCAAAAGCGGCATTGGCTTGATTATAAGCGGCCGCTGTACCTGAACTGCTATTAGCCGCATTGAAAGCGGCATTAGCTTGTGCAAAGGCGGCGTTTGCGAGAATTGAGTCGTTAGCCGAAAATGCTCTGACACCTGTAGCATTAGCAAAATACAATAATCCATCGGTATAGTTAATTGCTAACTCACCCAATGCTAGTGAACCTGGTACGTTACCAGTTACACCTGATTTTTTAATTTTTACTATTGTATTTGCCATTTACTTAGAAATTTCCACCGTCTTCTATTGATTGTGTCGGCAAAGTCTTTTGTTTAACAAACGACTTCGTTTTTTGTGGAGTTTGGTTAGCGGCAATTGTTGTTGCAATAGTCTGTTTCAAATTTTCAATTTCACCTTTAAGACTGCTGTTCTCAGTTTTTAATTGAGCATTTTCATTTTGTGCAGACGTTAGTGTACCATTAACTTGATTCAAATGTTCAACTTGATTTTTCAATCGTTGAATTTCATCACGCAATTCAATTTTAATATTATCCAGTTTCGTTTGACTTTGAGATAAAGAATCATTCTTTTCAGATAATTCTTTTTTCAATTTCTCATTGTCAGCTTTTAATTGTGTTAATGTTTCATTTTCATCGTCACTTTTTTCAGCTTTTTCTTTTTCATAATCGGCAACCATCATCATGTATTTTTGAGTCTGCTCTCCTTGCTCTCTCAGAGCAGACTCTAAAAACTTCAAATTCGCTTGTAAAGTAAAATTATTATTTTGCAATTCACTTGATGCATTTTTTAATATGTCAACATAACCACTCAAATACTTTTCATTATCCATTTCAAACTCCTAATATATTAATAATCTATTTAGAACGTGCCTCCATCAACAGCAGATGACCAAACTGGAACACCAGAGTTAGTAACTGTCAACACTTGGTTAGTGTATGCTTGGTCTGAAGTACCAGCGGCTACTGTTGCTTGTAGAGCACCACCACCGTTACCGTAGATAATACCGTCAGATGTAAATGATGAAGCACCAGTACCACCGTATGCAGTACCAAGAGCAGTCGCTAATGAGAACATACCGTTAGATGCAATTGTGGCGGCATCTGTTGTACCGTTATTAACAACAAAGTGAATAGCATTTGATGTTGTAGTACCGATTGCTAAATCAACGTTAGCGGCATACAAGTAAACAGTATTAGCAGTATTCAATGAACCAGAACCAGAGAAGTTCTGACCGTTCATACCGAAGTCACCGTAGAAGGCTCCATCAGTTGAAATGCCGTTAGAAACAATGAAGTCTGCTGATGCTTGAGTACCTGTATTTGCGTTCTCAATTACAACTTGCTGATAGTTGTTAGCATTAGAAGAGAATCCAGCAAACAATCCTGAAGCGGTATATGTTAAACCACCACCGACTGAGACTGTATTAGCGTATAATGTTCCAACGTTTGCTGTTGTAATATTAGCAGATGATGCATTAGCAACTGCGGCAACTATCGTGGCAACTTGTGTAGTACCAGTTAATGTTGGTGAAGCTGATAAGACAACTGAAGTACCTGTATTACCTGTCGTATTTGTAATTTGACCAGATGTGATAGCAATTGGTGTTGCTGTTATACCAGAAACACGTCCGTATGCATCTGTTGTTGTAACTGCAATCGTATTAGCATTACCGTATGTACCAGCAGTTCCTGTGTTAGCAAGAACTTGTAATGCACCAGAACCGTTTCCGATAACAATCTGACCAGCAGAGAATGACGATGCACCAGTACCACCTTGTGTTACTGTTAGACCGGATATTGCTGTATTTGTTACGCCAGAAACACGACCATAAGCATCTGTAGTTGTTACTGCAATAGTATTTGCATTACCATATGTACCGGCAGTACCTGTATTTGCAAGAACTTGTAGAGCACCTGTGCCGTTACCAACTAAGATTTGACCAGCAGAGAATGTTGCGGCACCAGTACCACCAGAAGATACAGCAATTGCAGTATTTGATACGACAGAACCGAATGTTGCTTGGCCGCTAGATGATGTTTGATAAGAAACAACGTTAGCATACAATGTTGCTGAGTTTGCGGCAGTAAAGTCTGCGGATGGAATGTTGTTACCAGAAAGTTCAGTAGCATTGATATTATTAAACAAGTAGTAGTTACTTGTTCCTGGTCCTCTAACCAAACCGGTAAGTTTTGTAGTACCGTTAACATATGTTCCGTATAGACCGATATCAATAACGTCACCAGTATTATTAGCGGCTAGACCAATTGTACCTGCTGTTGTTGTTTCTGTTGTAGTATCGACTTGTGTTGTTGTACCACGAACTACTAAGTTACCAACGATGTTAACGTTACCATTAACTGTACCGCCAGTATTAACAAAGTTGTAACCAGTATTTGCGACTGATGCAATGTTAGACAATGGTCCAAATGATGTGCTTACTGCTAAATCAGTTACACCACCACCGATTGTTAATACACTACCTGTATTGCTTAAAGAAATACCACCAACATTCAATGAGTTAGAAGAAACATACAACTCTTGAACAGGGTTTGCAAATGTACCGATAGACATGTAAGCAGACGAAGGTATGATATTACCTGTTGTCAAGTTGCCTGTTATACTTAATGAAGTATTAATATTTTGTGTAGCACCGATACCTGATGTTGTATTAGAACGTAATACTGTGTTATCTGTACCAAATGTTAATGTGTTTGCAGAAGCGACTGCTGTTACACCAGTAGTTCCTGTAACTGTTAATGTACCGGATCTATAGAATGTATTAGAGTGTGTGCCGTCAGTAATTGTGAACTGGACAGCATTTGCTGATGCAAACGCACCGTTAGCAAATACAGCGGCAGAGTTAGCTTGACCAAAGGCGCTATTAGCAAAAGATGCTGTTGTATTTTGTGCAGTATAGGCACTTTGTGCAAGTTGTTGTGCTGTACAAGCGGCTGAATATGCTTGTGCCGCATTTGTAATACCTGTCTGAGCATCTGATTCTGCTGTGGTTGCTAAAGAATATGCGCTATTTGCTTGATTGTAGGCGGCATTTGCTCTTGCATAAGCACTAAATGCTGTATTACTTGAACTATTTGCCGCATTGTATGCAGAGTTTGCCCAATCAAATGCGGGTTGATAGTTTGCACTTACTGTTACAGAAGAAACGTTTAAAATTCTACCGTTTGCACCGTAAGTGATAACAGGAATAGAAGTATTAGAACCGACTGTACCACCACTTAAACCGCTAACGTTATTAAGTGATGCGCTTAATATTACAGCAGAAGTACCGTTAAAAGCAATGTTTGAAGCAGTAATATCACCACCAGAAATACCAAAGTTCTGTGGTGATGCAAGTGCTGTTGCGTTATTAGAAGTACCTTGAATTGTACCGGTAATGAAACCAGAAACAACAACGTTACCGAAATACGAATTACCTGCGGCATCTCGTCTAACGATTGTGTTCGCAACGTTTAACGGTGTTGCTGAATCAAGTTGTGATGTGTAGTACTGACCGCCAACGTTTAGTGTGCTAGTACCATCGGATGTACCGATAAAGATTGTGTTTGAGAGATATGAGTAAGCTAACTCACCGGATTTAAGCGAACTAGGACGACCAGTAGCCGTGGAACGTTTAATTAGAATACTTGAATTTGAGACTCCACCAGACATGTGATGTTCCTTTTATGTTGTTTTATGTTAAAATGAGCCGCCGTCAACGTAGCCTACCAAATTCGCATAAACATTACCAGAAATTGTCATCGCAGAGTTAACCGTCAGAGAGTTATTAGTGTTACTAACCGCTATATTATTTAGATAAAGTGTGGTTCCCACATTTATAGTGTTACCAGCATTTAAACTGCTAACAATATAACTTGCGGAATTATCTAAATTGAAGGGTTCTATTACAGTTAGTGACATTTTTATACTCGATATGTACCAGAAGAAGTGAATTTAAACCAAGTGTTACCTAGGCCGTCAGTTCCTGTTGTGAAAACGGTTGGTGGTCCGGCAGTTCCTTTCTTTGCAGTATTCGCTGAAATGAAGACGACACCAGAACCACCATTCATACCAGGAAACCATTCCTCATTTGGAGAACATGAATGTGTTGGTGGTTGTATAAAGTTCCAACCTGTAAATCCGCCAGCACCACCCCCACCCCCAGTATTTACAGTACCAGCAGTACGTCCAGTCGCATATGCACCTTGCACACCTCCACTACCACCATTACCGCCCCCACCAGAGCCACCTGTACCGCCTGCAGTATAAAAAAAATACGGACTAGGATAAAATGTTGGTCTGCACCCTTGGCAACCGCCAGCCGCACCTCCACCACCAACTGTTACAGGTGAACTAGGACCCATAATAGTTATTACTCGTCCAGAACCACCATTTGCCCCTACACCTGAAGTCCCTGCACTTCCTGCTCCACCACCACTACCGAAAAACATACCTGAAGGGGTGGTTCCAGAACCTCCAGGATTTCCTTGACCTGGTACTCCGGGCGCACTTTGAGGATTACCGCCAGATGCACCACCACCACCAGACCCTCCACCTAATGCACCAAAACTTGAACACATACCTGGCCACCCACCACGTCCGGCACCACCGCCTGTTGAACTTACAGATCCTAATGTGCAAGGATTCGATATTGTAGAACCTGAACCGCTAGTACCTCTCACATAATAACCTCCAGCATTACCAGGATATACTAAAGGTCCTCCATTATTTGCGGCAACACCTCCACCACCAATAGTTACTGTTACAGTCGAACCTTTTTTAGGAAAAGTAACTTGACCAGACAATACACCACCAGCACCACCGCCACCAAAAGTACCACCTGACCCACCACCGGCAACCAAAACATAATTAACAGTTACTGGAATCGGTTTTAAGTTGGCAGTAGCCATTCCAACACCTGAAAACCCAAAGCCACTTGACGATGATATTCTACTCATAATTAATAATATGTTGCGTATGAACCAAGAACAGTTATAGTACCACCAATATTTATGATGGCAAATGTGAGGAAATCCCATTGACTTGCATTACCAGTGTAAGAAGTTCCGCCTAACCATTTTGGTGTATAACCTGTTCCGTTAACTTGAATAGTACTTGGATAATATGCTGTGCTACCTTGATTGTTAATCAAAGTAACTAGAACTGATTTATTTTGTGTTGTTGGTACATTTGTAAAGTTTGCTGTCCAGTTTTGTGTCATACCGGTATTATAGTATGTAGGTCCAGCATTGAAATCATAAGTCACAGAAGAACCAGGATTACCAGTGTTCGTAATATTTTCTGTAGTTTGTTGTATGGTGACAAGACCAGTAGCAGTAAACGTGTTAGTTGTAATATTGTTACTTGCTGTTACGTTTGTACTTGTAAACGCACCGTTACTGTACACGTTTGCAACAGGAGTAGTACCGACACCGCCAGTATAGAATGTTATGTAATCATTTGGACCGACTGAAATTCTACCGATACCATTTGTACCTTGAACGTAGTCCATAACAATACCGTCATTGAATGAACCTATCACAGGTTGGAATGTATTGCCAGAATAGACACCATTATTTGCAAATACATCACCACCGACATAAGTATTACCAGTAATACCCACACCACCAGCAACTGTTAATGCACCAGTAGTTATTGAAGTTGATACTTGAGAATTCGTTATCGCAAATTGCGAAACACCGTTCACAGTTATTAAAGAACCAACGTTTGCAAGTGAATTATTTGCTTGTATAAAAGAAGCGTTTGCTGTTACAAAAGCACCATTAGCAAACAGACCAGCAGAATTTGCAACTGAGAATACTAAATTGTCTTGTGCAAATGCGGCACGTGCGTATACGTTAACAGAATTTGCAAAAGCATATGCTGAATATGCATAGGTATTTACGCTGTTAGCAAATGTAAATGCACCGTTTGCAAATACAGCGGCAGAGTTAGCTTGACCAAAAGCACTATTTGCGAATGAGGCTGTTGTATTTTGTGCAGTATAAGATGCATTAGCGAAACCAGCAGTTATGTTTTGTGCTGAATATGATGCATATGCATAAGTGTTGACTGTGTTAGAAAAACCATAACTTGAAGTAATATAAGGATAGACATTCAAACCACTAAGAGTTAGTGTTGTTGTAATTGTTTCTGTCGTGTTAACAGTTACATTATTGAATGTTGTTACAGTACCGTTAACATACAAGTTACCTTGAATACTTACGTTACCGGTATAATATGCGTTTGGTACTAATAGTGTTGTATTAGATGTTAGATATACAAAGTTGGCATCAGAACCAATTATATTATTTGCCAATGCAAATTGAACGTTGCCGTTATTACCTGAACTTATTGAAGTATTAGTTGAAACAGTTTGAGTTGATACTGTAACTTCAATTAATGCTGTATTAGCAGGTGGGCTTGAGAAGACAATATTTGCACCAGACAATGTATAACTATTTCTTAGTAATGTAATACCGTTATAGTTAACAGACGTTGCATTGATAGAATACGGTGTAACGCCTAATGCAAATGATGTAGTTGCACCGTCACCAGTAAAATTAACAACTGTAATGCCTGAAGTTGTGAGAGAATTTGCTTTTGCAAATGCGGCATACGCATATGTGTTGACACTATTAGCAAAGTTATATGATGCATTTGCAGTTATAAATGCACCGTTAGCAAAAGATGCTGTTGTGTTTTGCGAATTGTATGATGCGTTTGCTGTTACAAAGGCACTATTAGCGAATGATGCGGTAGTGTTCTGTGCATTATAGGAAGCATTTGCAGTAGCAAAAGCGCCGTTAGCGAACGATGCGGTAATGTTTTGAGATGCATATGATGCATTTGCAGTAGCAAAAGCGCCGTTAGCGAACGATGCGGTAATGTTTTGAGATGCATACGATGCATAAGAATAAGCATTAACAGTATTCGCATAAGCACCAAGTTCTACACCTGCAACATATATTGCTGGAGTCGTAATGTTACCGGTTTGAATCTTATCATAAATTAAATTGGCATCAGACCAGTTGATTGTTGTTGAAGGTTCTGATGTTAGATTGCTGAACAGTCCCCAAATGCCTGTATTGTGATTACGAACAAAACCAGTTCTTTGATATCCGTTATTTGTAAAGTGTCCGACAATACCCAAATCAACAACGTTAGATGTATTATTGGTACCAATTAAAATAATCGAATCGTTTGTTGATATATTATTTGCGTTAACAAAAGTGGAATTACCAGCAATATACAAGTTACCAGTGACATGTAAATCAGTGCTGATAACAACAGAACCAGCAACTGTACCACCAGTTGAAACGAATGTATTACCAACATTAGCGGCCGCATAAGCAGAGTACGCATATATGTTGATGCTATTAGCAAACGTGTAAGAAGCATTTGCAAATCCTGCTGTTATGTTTTGTGCATTGAAAGCACTATTTGCTTGAATGAAAGCGGCATTAGATGTGTTCCATGCTGATGCTACGTTTACTGCATTTAATGTATTTGCATAAGAAAAGGCGGCATATGCATAAGTATTAATTGAATTTGCAAAAGAATATGCGCTGTTAGCAAACGAAGCAGTTATATTTTGTGCCGCATAAGATGCATTAGCAGTAACAAATGCACCGTTGGCAAATCCTGCCGTAGTATTTTGTGCCGTATATGATGCGTTTGCAAAACCAGCAGTTATGTTTTGAGCAGAATAAGAAGAGTTTGCTGTTACGAAGGCACTATTTGCAAATGATGCAGTTGTATTTTGAGCATTGTAAGATGCATTTGCTTGTGCAAACGATGCTGTAATATTGGTGTTCTGTACATTTTCAATACCTTGCAATGTTACTGTATTAGAAGATGCAGAATTTGCAGTTGTAAACGAACCATTAGCAAAAGAAGATGCCGTATTTGCTTGATTAAAGGCCGCATTTGCTTGTGTATAAGCAGAGTTGGCAAACGAAGCAGTAATGTTTTCTGCAACAAATGAACTGTTTGCGACTAAGAAAGCGGCATTAGCAAAACCAGCAGTAATATTCTGTGCAGTATAAGCACTATTAGCAGTCAAGAATGATGCATTAGAATATGCATAAGGTGCGGCCGCTGTGTACTGACTTGTACCATCAATACCGAATGTGTGTTGATTTGCAGTTAATTGATATGCTACAGTTGTATTACCACCGATGAAAGCATTATTAGAAATACCAACACCACCAGTGACGATAATTGTACCGCTAACAGAATTAGTTGAATCAATACCGGCATTTGCTGTTAAACTTGCAAAAGAACCTACAGAGTTTGCACCTGTACCAGAAACGGCAAACGTAGCGCCTGTTCCGCTGGTTAGTGAAATCGCATTACCTTGTGCTTGAATTAAAGCGCCACCAATATCAATCGTTGTACCAGTAACGTAGATTTTTCTCCAACGACTTGTTGGGGAACCTAAATCATATCCTACACCAGTACCATCAGCATTAGCGGCAGGTAACATATGTCCTGCATATGTATTTCCTGCAAGGACAATTTGTCCTGTTGCTTGAGAGATTACAACGTTACCATTTGCATAAGCGGCAAGTGCAGTACCTACTGTTAAATTAGCACCAGCAATCACTAAGTTACCAGTCATTGTATCACCGGCACGTCTTACAGCGGCATTGGCAACTGTGAAAGCACCATTAGCAAATATGGCCGCATTATTAGCTTGAGTAAATGCGGAAGAAATATTATTGTTCTGACTTGTTTCAACGCCTGTGATAAACGTTATGAACGTATTTGAATTAGCATAAGCAGTATTTGCTTGTGCATAAGCGGCATTAGCAGTATTAAATGCAGATGCCTCATTTGTTCCTAATGTATTTGCATATGCATATGCGGCATTAGCGAAACCAGCAGTTATATTTTGTGCATTATAGGAAGCATTTGCAGTAGCAAAAGCACTATTAGCAAATAATGCTCCCGAGTTTGCAACAACAAAAGCACCGTTAGCAAAAGATGCTGTTGTATTTTGTGCAGTATAACTTGAGTTTGCTTGTGTGTATGCTAAGTTAGCAGTATTAAAGGCTACGTTTGCTTGACTGAAAGCGGCATTAGCTTGATTAAAAGCTGGTGCAGAACTAGAGCCTGTGTTTGCTTGTGCAAAGGCGGCATTAGCTTGTGCAAAGGCGGCATTCGCTTGATTGAAAGCGGCCGCTGAACTACCGCCACCTGAACTATTGGCCGCATTAAAGGCGGCATTAGCTTGTGCATATGCTAAGTTAGCAGTAGGGTCAACTTTGTAAGTTAAATCACCATCTGCAATACCGTCACGAAACCAATACTCAATAACAGTATTACCACCATTCGCACTTGCATTTGCAGAATTGATGCCAATTGTTAAACCTTGATAACGAACCGCAGACCCAACACTCGATAAAGCAATAGTTGTATTTACATATGGGCCAAAACGAGAATCAACTCCCTTAGGTGCCTGTATACTTAGATTGTCGTTTAGAATAATTGACATGTTTTATGAGAACTGTATTGAGCCGCTAGTTGTCGTTGAGTAACCAGAGATGTACATATTATAATTAACGCCAGACCAGAGAGATGTTGGTGAAGTGACTGCTTGTGTTACAGGACTCAATATAAATTGACCTGCACCAATACTACCGTTATTTAGAGCAGTATTATACCATGTTGTCTTTGTTGCATAGCTATTTTGTACTGCAAGCCAAACGTATTGAGAACTTGCATTGAATGTGATTGTAAGTGTTCCTGAACCAACTGCAAGTACTTTGTTTGCTGTGCCTGCTTGAATTGCTGATGCAATACTTGCGGCTGTCGGTTGCGTTGATGATACACCCCAAAAGTATGGATAGATACCAGTTACTGAATAAGAACCTGAACCGAACGCTGAACCAGCGGCTTGAGGATAAACAGTTGAACGAAGTTGAGCACCGTTTGCATCTGTCTGTCCTTTGTTTGTTAACTTAGCAACACCAGCATTATAGTTACCGTAACCCGCCCATGTGAATGTACCAGTTGTTGCAATAGCAGTATCTGTATTACTTAATGTATAGTAATAGTTTTGATTGTTAGGATCGCTATAGCCATACTGAGATGCAATATTAGTTGTTGCTGTACCTGATGGGTTACTAATCGTAGCAATGTTCGCACTATTACGTTGAATATACAATGCAAGGAATGCACCAGCATCGTTCTTAGTACCAGTCAGAGTCATTGTCTGAGTGATTGTTGAACCGACTTCTACAGTACCAGAAGCAGTACCGCTTAAAGATATTGTAGGTATTGTATATGTAGGACCGATTGTTGGGAACAGAATTGCATCAAAGACTTGTGATACAGTTAGTGTAGACCATACTTGAGCGTTCTGTACAGGTGCACCACCAACAGCAATACTGTTTACCGAATTACTAATTGCCGTTTGATATAGAATTGCAGAGTTTGCATTTGCAAAAGCGGCATTTGCAGTTGTCCATGAATACGCAATGTTTGTATTCTGTGCATTTTCAATACCTTGAAGTGCTACAGTATTTGATGATGCCGTATTTGCAACTGAGAAAGCAGAGTTAGAATAATAGAATACATCTACACCGTGACTTATTACATTACCTTTGAAGTAATTTGAGTACACGTTTGCATATGCAAAACTAGGGTCACTAATATTAATTAGATTGTTTGAGCCAATAGGTGATGCATAGTTCTGAAAGAATATAAACTCTTTAAGGGTTGGGTTTCTAAACAAACCAGTAAACGCATTACCTGTTGCATTATAGTTACCAACAAAACCGATGTCAACTGTATCAGAAGATGTGTTATTGTTTGCTAAGAAGATTAACGGTGCGTTTGTTTCTTCTTGTGTTGTATTGATAGCAGTTAAGTTACCTAGTACATATAAGTTACCAGATACAGTTAGATTGTTTGAAACTGTTACGTTACCTGTTACAGTACCTCCAGTAGTAACAAATGTGTTACCTACGTTAGCGGCACCAAAAGCAGACTGTGCTAGAACGTTTGCTGAGTTTGCTTTGTTATATGCGTTATTTGATTGTGTAAAAGCAGAGTTAGCAGTTAAGAAGGCCGCATTTACAGTCGTAGAAGAACCTGCCGCATTAGCCGCCGCAAATGCTACGTTGGCTTGATTGTATGCGCTGTTAGCTTGATTAAAAGCATATGATGCAGTTACACCACTATTAGCCGCATTGAAAGCGGCATTCGCTTGTGCAAAAGCTAAGTTAGCAGTTGCATAAGCATTGTTAGTTGTAGTAGATGAACCGGCGGCATTAGCGGCCGCATAGGCAAGATTAGCCTGACTAAATGCCGAGTTAGCAGTTTGATATGCTAAGTTTATTGTTGTTGATGAACCAGCGGCATTAGCGGCCGCATAGGCAAGATTAGCACGTGTGAAAGCAGAGTTTGCAAAATCACCTGAACTATTTGCCGCATTGAAGGCAGTTTGAATACGAGCTAAAGGTGTGACACCACCAATAGTAACAATACCATTACTATTTGTACCGATGTATAGTGTATTAGATTGAAAGGAATACGCTAACTGCCCATCAAGTAAGTTTGTTGGTTGATAAGATCCATAGGACCTTAGTATCTGTACATTAACTGTATTTGATGACATTAAAAGTATCCGTTATCAATAGATGTAATAGCGTTGCCAATATTTTCAACGTAAAACAATTTCTGTGATTGCGAGTAAACAATAACGTCACCGTCTTGAGCACCGGCAAGATTCAAATCTGTTGAACCTGCAAGCGAACGAAGACCACCATAAGAAACCGCAGTTACTTTTGGTGTGTTTTGACCAATGGTTACTTTGACTGATGAAGGTGGATTAGTTGCCATATGTTACCCCGATGTTACACCAGGAGCAACTTCTGCAATTCCTTCAAGGATTCTAATGACTGTGTTCGCTTGACCACTACCAGCGTAGAAAGAAAGCACAGCATCGTATACATAACGACCTGGTGTGATGTTTGCCGTATTGGCTGAGTCTAAAGAAAACGTAACTTGACCTGTATTTGCCGAAATTGTTGTGGCAAAAGTTGCCGCTACGTTAGGTGTATAGTAAGAATACCTCATTTTACTATACACATTGGCGCCAGAAAGAGAGTAGGCCTCTCCATATACATCATCTAATGTGATTGTAAATGCAAAAGATGCACCTTGTTCTAGGTAGAGATTTTGATATCCTGCGGCCATGTTTTCTTATTCTAATTGTTCTTACTCTATTTAGTAAGAGAGGATTACTTTGATTGCTTTAATGCTTCAACTTCTGCACGTAAATCTTTGATAGCGGCAAATGCTACAGCACATAATTTTTCATAGTCAACTGCAAGAGAGCCGTCTGGTCTTACCCTTGTTGCAACTGGGAAAACTTCTCTCAGGTCTTGAGCAACAACACCGAAATCAGATTTCTGCATTGAATAATCATTCAGACCACCATTCTGTGCAATATATTCATCTGTCCAATCAAATAATTTACCACCAACAGCATCAACAATATCAAGAGCACCTTCAATGTCTCTGATATTTTCTTTCCATTTTCTATCAGAACCAGAGTAAGCAATAATATTACCGACTACGCTGATTAATCCGCCACTATAATAGTTACCAGTATTAGTGATGAAACTTGCTGTGACGTTTGCAATATTTGCTGAAGTTGTTGCATTAATGCTAACTGCATTTACTGCATTGTTAGATGTTAAAGTTGAAAATATACCAGCGCCAGATGCTGTGACTGAACTTTGCTGTACGGAACTTGACCACACTGGTGTTCCTGTACCAGCAGAAACTAAAACTTGACCAGCAGTACCGGCACCAATAAATGATGTCGCACCATATGCTGTGTTATATGGTATCTGACCTGCACCACCACCGGCAATATTAGATGTTGCATTTGCAAGAGTAGCGGCACCGACTGTCATAGAACTCATATTCAGCCATGATGGTGAAGTACCACCAATCAGAACTTGAGATGTTGCACCAGCGGCAGTAAATGCTGTTGTACCTTGAGCGGATTGATAAGGAACACTACCTGCTGTACTATATGTTGTTTGATATAAATTGTTTGCGTACTGAGCAGTACCGGTAATATTGTGAGAGAAATAATAACCAGAGTTTGCGAGAGCACCTACAAAGCCAGTAGTTGCAATAGTAGTATTCTGTGTTGTAGTTGCTTGAGTTACTGAATTAGGTGTTCCAGTAAACTGTGGTGATGCTAAGTTTGCTTTGTTAAAATACAAATCATTCAATGCTAGTTGAACGTTATTATTAGTTGCCGCAACACCAGTAGGTACTGTATAAGCAAGACTGTTAGCAGTATTAGAAATCCATCCAAAGTTACCAGGACCTGTTGTCTGCAAGAAGAAACCGATTTGATTAGTGTTTGCAGGTAATAGATTTTGAACAGCACCAGCGGCTGTTGTAGAACCTGTACCACCTTGTCCGACTGCTAAGTTGCCTGTTAGTGTTAGTGTGTTGAATGTTGGTGATGCAGAAGACCTTAAATCTTGTGAAGTGCCAATCGTAATTGTATTGCCTGAGGCATTGATAGACTCACCGTAAAGGCTTGCAAAAGATATACCGCCGTTGCTTGGTGATGCTGTATTACCGTTTGCAGTAAACAAATTAGCGGATGCATTTGCTCTTGCGTATGCTGAGTTAGTAGTGTTGCTTATTGTGTTTGCTAATGTGTATACAATATTAGCTTCTGCAAATGCTGAATTGGCAATATTTGAAGCAGAGTTTGCTTGATTAAATGCAGGTTGAATCTGTGGGGCAACGTTATTTGCAGATGTATATGCGGCATTTGCAACGTTAAATGCGGCTTGAGCAAATAGATTTGCAGTATAGACTGCTTGAGATGTTGCAATATTAGATGTACTATTTAATACTAGGCTACTGTTTGCAACTTCAGAAGTTAGAATTGAATAGAACTGATTTGTTGTTACATCATTAATCTGCCATTGTTTACCAGATTCATACCATTGAATTTGTGCAGTATTAGAACCTGTACCACGATTGATAACAAACTGTGCAAAAGGTGTTGCTGTGGTATTGTTAGCGTTTAATGTAAATGAATTTGATGTTGAAACAATTGGGTAACTGATTGCAAGATTACCACTCAATGTTAAGTTTGTTGCGAATACATTACTGAAGTATGCATTAGCAGTATTTGCTGTCAACGATACCGAAACATTTAATGCTGGTGTGAGAATAGATGTATTAGCAACGATTACGTTTGCATATTCATTGTTAGCGTTTAAATTTTGATATGCTGTAATATTGTTAGCATACAAACTACCTGTTGTAATAGTAGTTGCATTTAAAGAAACAATATTACCAACAGATGCAGTTACAGTTGCAGTATTGACATTCAAGTTTCCTTGAATTGTATTTGCTGTGATGACATTTGACGTTACAGATGTGTTAGCAACAACTGTATTAGAATAGTTTATATTTGCGAATGTGCTATTTGTTGTATAGATTGAATCACCAACATACAACTGAGTACCAATCTGACCAGTTAATGTTGTAGCTAAACGACCAGAGTTAGCATAACCGCTAATGTTTGCAAGAGTACCAGTAAGTCCGTTTGTCGCATTGAACCATAAAGCATTTACGTTACCGGTTGCAGTAAGAGTATTATTAACGTTTGTTGTACCGCTAATCGTCAAAGTGTTTTGTATTGATGTGGTACCTTGAACAGTTAATGCGTTAAGAGTAACAGGGCCGGTAACAAAAATTTGTTTACCAAAATATGCGTTACCTGTAATGTATGCGTTTGAATTTAAAGTTGCATTGTTAGCAACAAACAAACCTGTATTAGCACCATTAGCATATACTGTATTACCGACTTGTACGACACCAGAAGCAATAATACTTGAGTTGGCATTTGAAACTACCAACTGTCCATAGTTCATTACAATATTATTATCAACTGTTAGATAAGAACCTGTACCAGTAATCTGAACTTGATTACCGAATTGTGCAACACCGTTACCTACAACTAAAGCAGTAGTAGCCTCATTAAGATACAGAGTACCTGTGTTTTTTGCATATGCATTAGCAGAGAAGTTATTAAAATCAACAACAATTGTATTCGTTGTTGTAAACCAATCTACAAAAGTATTTGCATATGTTAGAGTTGGTAAAATTGTTGCTGTAAAAATCGTAGCCATTTGGACCTTTATTTGTTATTATTCATAGCCAAAAGTAATTCTTTAATCTCTTTCATATCATTTTTGATTGAATCTATTTCATTCTTCACGGTATTTATTTCTTCTTTTTGAGTCTTCATCATTGTGATTTTAGAAAGATAATCATTTTTTTCTGCGACATTAGTGTTAATGAGAGCCATCGTATTGATGTCTCTCACATAAGAAGTTCCTTCTACTTTTACTAACATATTAGATTCTCGTACCTGGTGGTAATGCAATCGCACGAATATCATTTAGATAAGGTACGTTTGTTGCATCGCTTGAAGCCATTACAACTTTGATTGCAAATTGAATGAAGTTATTGTATGTCGTACCGTTTGTACTCAAATAAGAAATGCTGTTGTTTGCTTGACCAGAACCAAAAATACCAGGAGCATATTCATATTCAATTAATTGATCCTGAACGCTTGCAAAATTGTTGGCGTTTGTTGTTGGTGTCATTAATTGCCAATTTTGTGATGCAAATGTTGATGTATCTTGTGAACTTAGAATCTTATAGTATACATAGATTGCTGTTCCTACTGGTTGATAAGCAGTACAATAAACTCTTAAGTCACCAGAATCATTTCCTGGTTGTAGGATAACTGGCTTAGTAAAATACTTTGCACGACTGTTACCACCAGATGATGATGTTTCACCACCAACTACGATAGATGCGTTAGCGTTACCGCCACGTGTATTGTTTTGGTCGATAATTGTGATTGTCGGTGTTTTAATATAACCGCTACCTTGAGTTTGAACATATACAGAAGTAACATTACCATTAGTGTCTAAGTTTACACCGACTGCGGATTGAACACCACCGGCAACGTCAGGTGCTGAAACTGTTGCATATGTATTTGTTGAATAGCCTGTACCAGCATTTAAAACTTGAATAACATTGTTTGAAAGACCCATATTATTGATAGCATATGTTATCGTATACAGAGTCATTCCGTCATCGGAGATGATAGGACTTACATTAGGATCATTAGATGACAATGTTGCAGTCATAACGAATGAAGAATTAGAATTAGGATTTACAAATCTTGCACCTAAACCATCATTCAATTTAATATTTTGATATGTCGGTGTTGCATAATTACCAGGTATAACTGTTGCTGTAGTGGTCTTTGTACCATCAGCAAGTATTGATTGATATGTATAAGATGTTTTAGTTTGTGTCGGTACAAATTCTGTAGTAGTGACGTTGAATTCGTCAATTTCAGATACTTGTGAATAGTTACCCATAACTTGTGATACTATAGCAGGATCGCTCTTATGTCTAACATCATTAATACCAAGTTTTCTATAAGGAGCACCATAAGGTAAATCGAATGGTATAATTCCTGTAATATTAGTATTGAAAACGCATTGGTCAATTACAAACATTAAATCTTTAGTTTGGTCAACAGACCATTGCAGAGCATTTTGTGATTCAAATAGACCACCAACATAAGGTGCGGCACCGATTCTTGTTGGGTTTGATGGATTTGGGTCTGAAGGTTTTGCTTTTGCAGTAGAAGGTAATGCAGAAGAATTCTGTTGACCGTACCATAAAGTATAATCTGATGTTCTAGAATTAATTAAAATAGCATACAATACACCAGGTTGTACATAAACCGGAGCATTAAATGTAAATGTAGTTGCTGTATTAGCATCAAGATACTGTGGTGTTTGTGAAACTTTAACTTGATTTGGGAACAATGTGACTGTGGAATAGTCTAACGTTTGACCGTTAGGTACACCATTTAAAGTTGCAACAAGAGAAACAGTAATCGGTATATTTGTTGCTGGTTTGTTTTGGAAAAATAACTTGACAGAACTTAAAAATACACCATTAGGGTAATTATCTTTAGAAACAATGAATGATTGTGCAATAGGATCAAAAGGTGAGAATGCCGCTGTCTGATTACCTAAAACTGATTGACTATTAATAGTAGTTGTCGGTACATATGTTGATGCACTAGAATCTAAAGAAGGCGCAAAATTTGCTTGAGTTGCATTGATTTGAAGACCAGATGCAGTAAATGTTGCTTCGGCATAAGTTGTTGCTGAAGTACCATCAGTATCACCAACATTTAATCTATTATCAATTCGAAAAACTCTAGTACCAATCTGAAATGTGTTTGATGGTACATTGAAGATAGCATTAAAATTACCTTGCTCATCGGTTGACAACTGTGGCAATCCACCATTTGTTAAAGCATGAGACATATTATAATTTGTACCAACAATATTATATGTCGTTGTGATATCACCAAAATTTTGATTATATCCTAATGATAAATTTACTGGCTGAGAAAGTGTTGCAACTCTCGTTGTCGGATCAAATGCAGTAATCGTTGCTGATTGATTTACTGTTGATTGCGTTGTTACGGCTGATGTCATTTATTTTCTTCCAAGTTATACGGTTGTTGCTTCATATTCTTCAAGAGTCATCATATTAAAACCAAGTTTACTATAGTCAACTATGTAGATACCTATGTGTGTTTTAATAGCAGATTCGAATTCAGTACCAATTAAATCTTGAGCCATCACACCAACAAAGGTTTGATTACTCCACAAATATTTGAAACTGTAAATTTTAATTCCATTATCAAGTGTCTTGATATATTTAATAGAGCGTTTCAAACGTCTATCAGAGAACCATGATGAAACTTTGTTTACAATGTTAGTGACATCATGGGAAACAGTATTTACTACGTTGCTAACAGCACCAAGAACTGCTGTTCCGGCATGTACAATTGCCGAATCAACTTTAGTCCATGGTGAATTTGCTCCCCAAATTGCAGTATCTAATTGTATGAACCAACTTCCTGGTGCACCTGCAATTGATGTTGAACCACCAGAACTTCCAGATGGTGTGGCTGGTGGAGGAGTCCATGTAGTCAATGACTCTGTTTGAGTAACTTCTTTTGTAAAGAAGTTAATTTGTGAACCCGTGAAATCAAGTGTACTTGATATTGTAGGATCTAATTTAACTTTTGTTGCACCGGTAAATAATATACCGCCATATGGCATTGCAATTTGTTGACCAGAACCGGCATATGTCATACCTTGAGGTTGTGTTGCGTTCCAAATTACGGTATTTGTAGTTGGGTCTGTAACAACAACTGCAATACTTGGCACACCATCTGAACATGTAGCAGAAATACTAATGTTACTTAATACGTTCTGTGTTGGGTTAAATGTGACTTTAGTTTGTTGATTTTGTCCATATGTTCCTGCTGATAATGTTACGATTGTTGCATTGTTAACACTAACCGTTGCAGTACCATTACATTGTGCAGTCATTACATATGTGTTTCCAGTTCCTATTGGGAAGAAAATTGGGAAAGTGGCATTAAATGTTGTTAATGAACCAGTGGCATTACTTACATCCCAAACACCATTTGTGTTTAAGAAATCTGAGAAGTTCTGTGCACCATAGTTCATTTTATATAAGTTACCGCTATAAGTAGGTCCTACTGCTGTCGTGTATGCACCACCAACACCAGAGACTGTACCTGATGTTGCCATAGAAATTACGGACGCATTTACTGGTGTACCATATGCGGTCCAACTGTTGGCAATATAATCACCATTAGCATCAAACATACCATTATACAACTGAGGTGATGCTAAATTTGCTCTATTAGCAAGTCTCATAAAGTCTGACACATACAATCTAGTGTTTGATGTACCTGGATAGTTATACACGTTCATAACACGACCAGATGGATAGAATGATTGTGAACCAGATTGATAATAACCTATAATGTCATCTACTTGGAAAGAACCATGTACATTCTGCAATTCGATTGTGTTTGGGGCAATCATATACTTGTCAACATTTATACCATCAAACCAGCAATGTACGTTTTGGTTTGCTAACAGACCTTTTGCTTCAACAATAATTTGTTGTGGTCTAATATATGGTAAAATTGTGTCGTTAACCAAGTATCCGTTAACAGTATTCAATGCGGCTGGTGTGCTAATTGAAGACGTTGTTGTACTTAATTGACTTGCATATGTTGCAGTATTTCCAGTAGAATTCAATGATGTAATTGTTACACTTGAAGTACCAGGAATTGATGCAAAGTCGCCCATGTTAGTCAAGGTTTTACCAAAAGCCTGTTGATTAACTGCTGTGGCTTGTGTCTGTGTAACTACTGGCACAACTTGTTGATTATCAACCCAATTGTCAATAGGTGGTGTCAACGATGCAACACCTTTGTCAACAATAACGTTGAAAGGATTAACTGATACTGCACTACTTGCAAGAGGTTGAACAATAAGATTTGCTGTAGTATATGGTAATGTAAAGATGTTTGTTCCAGTACCAGAGATACTAGAGATTGCAAAATCATAAGTGTTTGCTAATGTACCTAATGAGGCCATTACTGTAGGATTTTGTAATTGATAGTTATCAACTAATGCGGCAGGAGACAAACGATTTGTTCGAATATTGATGTTTGCCGCAAAATCTGGATTGTATGTATCCGCTGTAGCAAATGATGTGAATGAATCAACAAGAATACCATAGTTTGGTCTTGAAATACCATTACTATCTGATACTTGGGTTGAGGCGGCAGTTGCTTCAAGTTGACTTAGTGCAGAATAATATTCTAAGTTATTGATTCTTGTTTCTAAGTCCGTGATATCACTCTTAGCCCAACGTTTATGAACAACTTTCTGTATTGAAAGATTTGACTGACCATTAACAGTTTGATTACCAACAATAGCAGTATATGGATCTAAAGTTAGATTTGCAAGAACTAGAGAACCTGTTGGCTCTGTTGGTGGTCTTGGATTAATTGATGGTACACCTTCAACAATCTTAAAGCTGTTATCTTTTGTAAGAACAAGTTTATCTTTTCTACCAAGATAGAAATTATAAGAATTATTAAAGTAACTACCGTTTCTAGGTATAGCAACACCAGCAGAACTTTGGCTTATTGTTGGGCTAGATGTATAGTTCCAAGTGTAAGAAGTCTGTGCATTAACTCTTGTAGGTCTGAAGTCAACTGAATCTCTTAGTTGATATGTGATACCGCTAGACTTTGAAGTGTAAGATGGTATGATTGTATAATCAGATTGTGGGTATGAATTACCAGTAAAGAATCCGTCACCACCGGTATGTGAGTAGTAGTTCAAAACAACAATCAAGTTACCGATAATACCAGGAGCACCAGGAATTAGATTGACATAACCAAAATCATAGAACGTATCACGTTGACCATTGTCTAATGTAAAATGATTTGTAACGTCATACAAAGGGTTGCCAATTATATTTCCTGCATTTATTTCTGAAGGTGTAATTAAGTTGACGTTTTTAGTATCATAGATTGCAACAATATTTCTAATATCGGAAATATACAAGCAATTTGAATTTGTAACGCCTGCTTTAGAAATAAAGACTTGACCGTTATTTAAATCGACATACGTATTTGTATTGAGTTGAGTACCTGAAGTACCACCGGTTGAACTAACACCTGTATTATTACCTGTAACAGTCGTTTTAACTTTTGTAATAGATGTACTGTCACCGTTGTATACATTTACAGTTGCAATAACATCAACAGTATTACCAGCATAATATGACGAAGAAATGTTTGCCGTCACACCATCAGAACTAACAACAACTGTGTTGCCTGATGTTGTGAAATCTAATAAAGCCCCTGATGAAGTATTGACAATGTTAAAATTGTTTTCAACAAAACCTACACCAGAACCTTGAATGAATTTATAAGGTGTACTTCCAAGACTTAAATTTAACTGACCAGATGAACCAGAAAGAACGCCAGAGCGGAAAATCTTAGTAGTAGTATAGCTAGTACTATAAACGTTTTGAACCCATGGCGCACCTATTGGAAAGATTAACTCTGTTTGTCCAGGATTCTGAAGAATTGCTTGACCTGTCCATAGACCGGTAGTTTTACCGGTGGTAATATCAACATTAGCACCAGCAGTTAGATAATAACTACCGTTTGCAATAGCAATTGCATCGGCATCACCAATCTTGAAATTCAACGTAAATGCTGATGATGCATCTGGTAAAACAGAGAATGGTTGATTGACTGTAAAATATTTGTTATTACCGCTTACTGTATAATTGGTAATTGTTCTGACATCACCAACACTTGAACCAGAATTAACAGACAATGTTACACCATAATAGGCATTAGCAACACCTGAGAATTCACCTGTCGTATCAAAAACACCAATCGTGTTTGATGTACATAGTGAAGAATTACCATAAGCACCTAAAGTGTTTACTAATATATCTGATATTGATGCATTAAAAACATAAGAGCCTGTGTTTGAGCCGCCATTAGCCTGTTGAAACTGTAAGTTTCTTAAGAAAGCAGTACCAACTAATGTTGAGTTGTATTTTGTGCTACCTTGTCCTTGAGCAACATTATTCGTATTAACGCAATGAATATTGATTTTTGGCAATGTTGTTACATTGAAGTCGCCATTAACACCAGCCACATTTAAATAATTACCATAATCAATAAATGTTTCGCTACCAGCAATATTTGATGTTGCTAATGCTCTATCTGAAGTCAATGTTAATTGTGATTGATTCTCGACACGATAGCCCTGAACATACGCAACACCTTTACTAATACCCAAGTCATATTTTGCCGAATTGACTGTATTTGCAACCGGTGTAAGTTTGAAATCTTCTACAACATAATCACCATTTGTTTCAAAATCTCGTTTTGAGAAGTAGTCATCAATTGCTGAATACACAGTAGTATCATTCTGTTTTACGACACTACCGTTATCAATTCTTAACAATTCAATGAACTGACTATCACTACCAAGAGTCAATGGTAATGTTGTTAGAGTTAAAGTTATTTGATATCTATCTGCACCTGGTGCTTGATAGTTTGATGCACCTACAGCAGGATCTAATAATGCTGGATCTGTGATGTAATCAATAATTTGTTCTGTGATTTCAAGGCCGACACGATAAGATGGTGTATTATCATACTTATCGAGAATGATTGTTTGTGGAGAAACGTTTACAAAGTTACCGATTGAGTACTCTGTTCCATCAGCCGCTTGTGAATAGCCGTTGACGATATAGAAAACACCGTTTGAAACTGATGCTGTAGAAGACTGACCTGTTGAAATTGATGTTGATGTTGATGCTTGAACAGTCGCAAATAAATTTGAACCGTCAATTGTTGTCAACACCATATTATCACCAAACTGTGGTCCTGATAAGTATGATACAACTAATGTTGGTGGATCACCTGCGGCACCGCCAGTACCTGTAGCCTCTGCTGTTGCAATAACTTTTGCTTGAATTGTTGCCGTATTTGCATCGTTACCGGTAATAACTTTACCTAAAAAGTCTGATGCTTTAATTGTTGTTGAACCGTATGTTGTGTTCAATTTAATATAATAACATTGCAAGTTTGTTGTAACTTGCCCACCTGAAACCGGTGTGTTTGTTGAGTAGATTGCAGATGCAAAATCAGAAATTTGATTCTGTAAAATTGTTTGTGCTTGTGTTACTTCTCGTGCTTGAACTGCATAACCAGGTTTAAATAAAATGCGATGGTAGTTCTTTGATGGGTCAAAATCATCATAGTATGGAGAGACATTAAAATTCAGCATTTTTTTCCTTTAGTACCCTAGTACAAATTTGAATTGTTCTATACCGTCAGCACTACGTTGTACTGCACTTCTATTTTCTATGTATGTGATGTAACCAGAGAACGCAACGAAATCTGGTTTTGAAACTGTTAACAAAACTCTAACTGCTTTTGAAGTCAGTCCTTGAACTGTTTGATTTGTTACGTAATTACCATTTGTATTTATCACACTTAATACATTGGTTGTAACGTTATAGCTAACAACCTTAGCAGAAAATAATACTTTTCCGAATGAATCTATTTGTTGTATGATTTCGTCTGTTACAAATGTTCCAGGTCCTGGTGCTACAACAATTGATGTTGTTGTATTATATATGCTACCAGTTGCAGGATTGGGTGATAACGTGTATGTTGTTGGGTTAACCATCAAACCTATCTGATGATATGATATATTTGTTGGAATATTACCGCTTTCATCAGAGTTAAATGCTACAGAGTACATTACATTAGTCGCACCCAAATCAGAAACAGGATCGAAACCATGGCCACCGACAGGTGAAACAGGTGCAATAGCAGTTGCAGAAGTACCCAAGCCAGATGTGATTGTCACATTAGCGTATGTGTAATTGTAGCCAGGATTTGTGATTGTGATATCTGTAATAGCGCCAACATTGTTAACTTGAAGTGCGTTTACTGTTGCTGTTGCACCAGTACCGTCACCCGTGATTGTTACCGTTATTGGATTAGTCGTAGGATTATAGCCGAAACCACCATTTGTAATGACAAGAGCATCTATACCGCCAACACCATAAGATGATTGAGATAGTGTTGGGTTTGGTGTATTGTAACCTAATGGTACCGGCATCCATGATGCGTCCATGAAGGTTGTCTTAAGTCCAGTATTAATTGTGTATAAATATTTCCACTTATAGCCGTCAGCGCCTTCAAAAACATTGAAGGTGTTGTATTGGCCTGGCTGAAAATAAGGCATCGCAGTAGATGTCGAACCTACGCTATTGTTACTCAGGCACTTAAAGACTTGGTCGTAACTGTTTCTCACATAGAAATTATTCAGCAAAAACCCATTAGAATCAACGGCAAACATATCAATATTATCTTGATAGTAGTTATAAACTGTGTTTGCAGACCAATCTATACGTTGAACGACAGGGCAAATATCACCAGAAGTTACCTTTTTAACGGCAAATATATTATTAAAGACCTTCTTAATAGATTGCTGGTCTTGTGTAGGTGCCGGAGGATTGTTATCGTCTGTCCATGGGTCAACGTTTGCTAAGAAAGCATAAGTTGATTGTAATGGTATTGTATGCGCTGGTGGTAAAACCGCAACAGGACTATAGTAGTCCTGATTGATTGATGCAATTCTAGCGGCGTATGTGAGTAAATTTTGATTTGCCATATTCTATTTATCTTTAAGATCCGACCCTAATAATACCAAAGTTAAGATTCATTGTGTATGCGGCATCGTTACCGGCACTTGAAGCATTGTAAACTGCAACATCAAAACTTCCTGCTCTAGTATTTGCTGTAGAAACTTGAAGTACTGGGCAGTTTGTACTCTGAACAGAAACAATAACAATATCAGAAGGATGTAAAACTGAGCTGTTATACACAGTAAATACATAACCTGTTTGATGTTGTAATGCACTTGCATTGTAACCTACAATGACACCAGAAGTTCCGTTTGCATACACTAAAGTTGTTCTACTACCAGTTTGAATTGCAGTTGCTGTTGTATTTGAACTGTATGTATACGAGTTTGCAATAATAGTAGTTGCAGTAACAGAACCTGTCATGTAACTTTGATTACCAAACATGTAAGCACCATTAATATTTCCTGATGAAACTACGTTACCTGATACATTTAAATTGTTTATTTGAATAGTTGATGTATTCTGAACTGCTGTATTTGCAATTGAGTTTGCAACGTTTGCTTGGGCATAAGCGGCAGTTATATTAGTATTCTGTGTTGCATTGATAGCATTAGCCCATGCAGATGCGGAATTGGCTTCGGTGTATGCTAAATTAGCAGTATTAGCAATTGAATTTAAAAAAGTTGCGACTGAAATTAATGAAGAATATGTTGTATTTGCTTCTGTGAAAGCGGCATTAGCAAACGAAGCGGCATTATTAGCTTGTGTGTACGCTAAGTTTGTCGTATTAGCCATTGCATTTACAAAATTAATCGTAGTAACAAGACCAGAGGTATCTGTATTAGCTAAAGCAAAAGCGGCATTTGCAAGTGTCCATGCGGCGTTTGCTTCAGAATAAGCAGAGTATGCATATGTGTTTAAATTTGTAATTACGTTTGCTGTTGTTATTTTTGTGCCATCTGCAAAAGTAATAAACGTATTAGTGTTCATTACAATACCGTTAGCGGCTACAACTGCAACGATATTGTTTGACTGATAACCACCAACTGCAAATACAACATTAGTACCAGGATTTGCAGTACCTATTACAAGATTACCTGTAGAATTCGCACCAGGTCCATCGACAATCAAATAACCGTCATGCGGAAACTGTGATGTTTGACCAACGGCATTAGCATTAAATTGAGAATTATTCAGACCCAAATCAATATAACCGCCCAAATCAGTACCATCATCAGCAGTTAAAACGACATCAATAGACCCGTTAGGATTAAAGTTTTGTGCATTAATTTGCAAATAACTATTTGAATTGCCTGAGAACTGTGCAATAGTATTTGGTAACTGAATAGTATTATTACCAACAACTAAAGAATTGTTTAGATACAATTGTTGAGCAAGAGTCGTTCCTGTGAATTGAACTGTTTTATCTTGCGATATATCAACACCAATAAAAGTTGCGTTGCCGGTGTTGGCACCAGCAAAAGCTGATAGTGATGGTAATGCTGTAATTTTTACTGTTGACATTTATTATCCTAATAGAATATTTTGACCGTCTTCTGTCACCAATTGGTAACCGTCTTCTGTTATTATGTATGGTATGTATTGTACACCTATTGGTCCTGTTAGTAGAATTTGATTTGCGTTTGCAACAGGAATCTTCTTAACTGCAATGTTTGAAGTAAACGTCAATGCTGAGTTTGAAGTTAAATATACGATACTGTTTGCATAATCAACATACTGAACTTTACCGATATAATAACCATTACTACTTAAGACATCATTCGTTTGAATGACATCAATTATCGGATAAGAAGTGTTTGAATAGACACCATCATTGATGATGTTATATACATCTGTGTATACGTTTGATATATTTATTATGCTTGAATTACTGTTACCGGTACCATAAGCAACATTCGCAAATCGTACCCAAACACTATCCGTTAATGTAACTGTATTAGCGGCAAAGTTTACATTAGCAAGACCTGAAACAACATTGAAATTGTTTGCGGTTGTCATAGTTACAAACGTAGAATAGTTTATATAGTTACCAGTTGGTAAATAACCAATAGAGATTGTATTTGCAGAGTAGTTTAGATAATCTGGTGCCAGATTAAACTGTGCAGTCGAACCTGCCCCACCAGTAACTGAAACTGGATTTGTTGGGAATACGCTATAGTTACCGACATTACTTACCACAAATGAACCGATGTCATTTGCTGAACCGTATACACTTAAGACTTTAATTTGTGCAGGGTATACACTTGTACCGCCAGAGATTGTCAGAATATCGTTTGCTTGATAATTATAACCGTGATAGTATATATTAGCAGATGCGACATACTGATTGTCTGCAACGTTCATCGTACCTTGTACGTTATTTGTGCCTATAATCTTGTTCAAATATTCTTGTGTTGCTAGTGTATCTTCGATATCATAATCAACTACTGTGTTAGATTTTAGCGCATATCTGCCAATTAAATTAACACCGGATGGGTGCAATAGATTTAATAGAGTACTTCTATAATCAGAGATTGCTTTCTCAACTGTAATTTGATATGTGAAATTATTATAGTCTTTACTCTGCAATACATCATAAGAACTTAGTTGACCTGATGATGTTAGATATTGACCTTGTCCAATCACAAGACCGTTTAAATATTTTGTTGATGCTCTTGCGTTACCGTCACCATAGTTTCTTACACCATATTGATTATAAACTGACTGTGTATACTGAGTAGCACCGTAAGCAGTATTAACCATTGCCATATTAATATTTGTATTTTTAATTAATAATGGTAATGTTGGATTAGGTTGTGATGTATAATTGAAGACTCTTAAATTATAAACAGATTGTCTAGGGTTTCCGTTTTGCTGTAGCAATGAAATAGAGTTAACAGTTGCGATATATGATGCAACGTTTACGTTTGCACCTTGATACAAGGTCTCACCAGATACTGGTAGAAGTGCAGGGATAAGATTTGAGACTACGATATCTTGTACGACTAATGATACATTCGGTGTTCCAGTATAATCTTCACCGCCTTGCAGTACATTAATTAAACTTACTGCACCAATCTGATTCAATGTTAATGAGAATGTTGCACCAGAACCAAGTGTGCCAGGTACGTATATAGTAGCATTAGAACCTGTAGATGTTTGTATTGAAACGTTAGGTAAAACACCACCAATATATCCTAAGCCGCCAGACGGTAAACCTGAAACTGCTTGATACATTACGTTTATGATACTACCATTTGCATTAACACGAATTCTTGCATTTGCACCGTAACCGCAGCCACCGGTAAATACGATTGTGTCATTATTACTGTATCCTGTTCCTGTATTTGCAATCTGAATAGGTGCAAGAATACCTAAAGAACTGATACTACCAAAAATATTGTTTGTAGTGTCGTTTGAAACATACTGTGACTGTGCTGTTGCTACAGGAACATAATTAATACCACCGCCACCATTATTCAATACAACAGAGCCGATTGGGTTAGTTTGTATTGTCGTGAATGTTAGTGCGTTTGCAAGTGTTGCATTTGCAGTTGCACTTGTGTTTGCTGATAAGAAACTTAATGTGTTACCAATACTAAAACCATTAGAAACTGCAATAGAATCAATAGGTATAGTTATTGTCGCCTCACCACCAGATGCTACAGAAAATACTGTGGCATTTGCGCCTGATGTTTGCTGACCAGTAATAGAGATTAATGAAACTGCATTACCTGGATACAATGATGTACCGCTTGGTGGAAATGTTGAATATCCATAACCACCGTTTACAACAGTAATATCTTGAATAGAACCTGTTGTAACTGAAGCGACTTCAGCAATTGCACCGATAGGGTTTGCAACGTTAGAATTCAAACCACCATATACAATCACAGGGTCTGCTACGTTATAACCAAGACCTCTCGCTGTTGGGTTGATATTGATTTGACTAATCTGACCAAGAATAACAGCAGTTAAAGTTTCTGCACCAGATGTGCCTGCTGGTACCACTTTACCATTTAAAAAGTAAACCGGTTGATTGTAAGCATCTACAATAGTTACTGATTCACCTGATTGAAACAAACGTTCAATATCAGAAATAAAAATTTCAATTTTATTGTCAGCTAAAATAACATTTTCAATCGTAGCAAATGATTTTGATATTAAACCAAATACTTTATAGTTGACTGCGGCAAGAAAGTTTGTATCTGATGTTTCTAAAAGAATACTCTTAGGTACATACCATTTACCTGAAGATGCGGCAAGGACGGCATCTTTTGTATAGAAATAATCAAAGTCTGAATCAAACAAAACTCTGAATAAAAATTGATACGATGCAGGAGTACCTTTAGACTGGTACAATTGTCTTGCAATTTTTACCGCAGTCGTAGGTGATATTAAAGATTCTGCTGGAAAGTATTGTAAGAAATCATTAATGAAATACTGTTGAAAACCTTCAAGAGTATTGTCGATATCTGTATAATCCCATAGACTCTTTGATGCATATAGAGCACCTTGAGTACCGTTAGTGTCTGCTGTTACTGTATTAGCATTTGCAGTATTAGCGAGTTCCATCCATTCGTAATACGCTTGTAAAAACGTTACGAAGTTATTCCCATATACCGAAGTATCTAATAGATACTCAGGTAACTGCGATGGTATGAATAACGATGTTTTCTGATTACTTTGTATCATTATTTTGCGGTTACATTAACTGTGATAGCAGTCGGATCATTAGGATCAACCGTGATAATCCTATTGTATGTAGATGAGAACATAGTCGATGCAGGATTAACTGTAATAGACAATTGAGCAAGAGCATTGTCAACATTTACAGGATTAAATGCATTTAATGTGACGATACCATTTATATAATCAATTACACCGATGTTTGGGTTTAAAATAGTTTTGACATTATTGCCGTTATAATAGTATAAACGTAATGTGCCATACTGACCTTCTAATGTAGCAACAGCGGCACCATTTGTACCTGAGGTGTCATTAATTGCGGGTGTGATTACGATTGAAGCGGCAGTATAACCTGAACCTGCATTAGTCACATTAATTGCACTCAGAGAGCCATTTGTAAGAATTGCCTCAGCAGTTGCACCTGTACCATCACCATAGATTGTGACAGTTGGTTGATACTGATATGAATAGCCAGGATTGATAATTGAAATGGATTGAATACCTGATGTCACTTCTGGCATTTCATCAATATAAACACCATCAATTATATTTGTAATGTTTGTTGGGTCTGTGTATTGAATGCCAGGATAACTTGTAACACCACTTAGTAATACACCTCTTTGAAGTGGTACACCAAAGTTAAATTTATAAGATTGAGAACCAGTTAAACTAGGATAGAATTTTTTCTGTAACTGAATTGCAATTTCATTACCTAAAATAGCTTGATTTGCATTTTGAACTGTTACAATTAAATCGGAGCCAGAGAATGTTGAATTGAATGTGTTTAATGTTGTGTTGGCAAAATTCTTAATTGAATTGAATACCAAAGAACCCATTTGTGATGCACTATATGTTGTCTGTGTTGAATTAAACAAAACATTAGATGTTATCTTAATGTAATTGTAATCAGGATCAACGATTACCGGAACAACAGTCATCATTGAAATAGGTTTTAAAATCTGGTCGGTAATAACAGTCTTTTGTGTTTGAGTTAATGTATATGCACCTGAGGGCTTCAAGCAAACAAATACTTGTCCATATACTGGCGGATCATTTTCTTGTCCACCCCAAACATTTACAGCATCAAAACCGAATAATGTATTCTGTTGAATAGCAGAGATGTAATCGTCTTTAGTTACTGCACGACCTTGAGCGGCATATGCTTTAGGTGCTTGATACTTAATAGAAGAAATTGATTCTTTGTTCGAGCCTTTTGTTGCCGGTAAACGACCAGTAACAATACCATTAAATCCACCAACGTTAGTCATTAATGAGAAACTATTTGCACCTGCCGCTGAAGAACCTTCTGTTGACAAATAAGAAACTGTAATAATATTACCATCTGTCAATTGTTTACCAAGAATACCGTCACCAAAAGAAATTTCATAGTTGCCGGTTAATGCTTCATTGATGAAATAAACAGTAGAAGAACCATTTAAATATAAACTATTTGATGCTGGTTGATATACTTGAACTGCTGAATTTGATGAAGATTGTTGAACAACAACTTTCAATGTTGTGGTATCAATAGCATTATCAGGTATTTCAAATGTATATGTTGGGTTACTTGTAGAATCTACGGTAAATGAGTAAGATGCAAGTACACCTTGATATATTGCAACATTAGAAAATGTACAAACATTAGTAATTAAATTTGTTGTTGCTGTTACAGGATTAATATTTGTAAAAACATAATTAACGCCATTGATTTGTTCAGACAAAAACGTTGAGAATGATGGTAAAGTTACAGTCGGTGTTGTAACTCCTGTAAATCTCATATTGACAAATGCAACAGGACATATTGCAGATTTGGGTGTATAGTCTAATAACTTTGCATGTGAAACGACAGAACGTCTTTGCACAGCAGAATCTAAGAACATCTCATTAGCTACCATATTAAGATAGAAAGCATTATACTGTGTATTATAAGCAAAAACATCTAATAGGGTATCAATAGCAGAACCTTCAAAGTTGTAATCTTTAAACTGAGACTGACCTTGTAGATAGGTAATAAAGTTCTGCTTGATTGTGTTAAAATCTAGAGCAGTTAGTTGAATGTTAGAATTGGCTCCAGCCATTATCTATTCCTTTGAAGTATTAGATTGATAGCAGTCGGTGTCGTATTATTACCAATAAAAACAGAAAGACTGACTTGAAAACTATCTTGGTCTGCATTTGCAGAAACGTTTAACTGATAAATTGTTGCTCTTGGCTCATAATTTGAAATGAGTCTGATAATTTCATCCTCAATACTACTTGCGGTAAGTGGTGAAACTGGCTCAAACAATAATGCTGGTAGACCGCTACCGATTGTTGGGTCAAATAATCTTTCATACGGTGCAGTATAAAGAATATTTTTGATAGAACGAATGACTGCCTGCTCATTATAACTCATAGATATATCGCCCGTCACCGGGTTGGGAAGGAAACGTAAGTCTAAGTCTGAGTATATAATTGTACTTGCCATTTTCTATTTATGTTTAAACGGATGGGTCTAATGGTATTGGAGGTGCTGTTGGTGAGCCTAAACCAATTGCAATATGAGTATGTGTATCGTAGAAAGTTCTTAATGCAGAAAGTGTTGAGGTATCAGGTGTTGCTAAAGGTCCTGCATCATAAATGTTTCCTGGTACAAGAACCGCAGGTGTCAATGCTTTAAGGCCGACTGCAACTGAACCTAGAGGTGCAAGTATACTACCAGTTGAAGAAGATATTGAACTTACTGCTGAAATACCGCCTAGAGCTGTTACACTACCATTTACAGTCAAATCAGAATTTAAAAGTAATGAGTCTGCTGAAAGAGTTAACGCACCATTTGTTGAAATATCTAAATCACCTTCACCAATAATCTCAGCATTACCGGTAACATGAGTTATCATATCACCACCAACAGTCTGATTAACATTACCGTCAACTTGTATATAGGAATCACCTTGAACGTGCATGACTGAAGGACCTACAACGGTAATATTACATTGTCCACCTATGTAGACATTGTTGTTTGCCATTGTAATTTGATAACCATTACCGAAAATCTTAGTAATTCCTGTGCCGTCTGCTTGCCATTCTGTAAAATTGTTTGCCGTTCCATGTTGCAAACGAATTCTTTCTGCACCAGGTGTATCATCCATTTCAAATAGATGACCACCCCTAGTCTGCTTTACATTGTTGTAGGGGTACTGTGGTTTTGCCGTTGAAAACGGTTCAGACCATGAACTATCAGGTATTGTCATAATTTAATCCTATTATGCTTTCGATGCGGAAACTGCTTTTGCCGCTGATGCTTCTGCTTCAGCAAGACATTGTTTAAATTGATCCACTAGATGTTGAAGACCGTTCTTAATTGCATCTTCAATTGCCTTCTTAAGTGTCTCAATCAAATTTGTAATCCACTTTATGTATGCTTGAATGGTTTGAATTGTATCTTGTATTGTTTTAATTACTTTCTTAACCCAAGCGGCGGCGGCCTTAGCCGCTTTAATTTGAGCCTCAACATCACCTAAGCCCAATGCTTTAAGAATTGCAGTTCTAAGTTCTTTCAACGCTTTTAGAATTGCAGACCTTGCTTGTGCAATTGTACTCGCCATACCATTACAAATATCACATACGTGAACTGTTTTTGAATTTGCGTTTGCTACTGGCGTACCTTTTGTCACACCTGTTGCAGTAGCAGGTGTTGTTCCGCTTGTACCTGTTTTCTGTGCAATATTTGGGTTTGTATTATTACTTGCTGATGTCGCTGATACATTAGGTACCTCAACGACTGTGGCATTACCCGCAATATCAAATGGATTAGTTCCTGCTGTTGCTGGTGCAGATACAGCTTCAAGATTCACACCTGCCGGTAGAACACTTGTAGCGGAGGCATTTGTATTTGCAAGAGGTGACAAAGGTTGAGCCGCATAGAACTCTCTTGCTTTTTGTAAATCTGAAACTGGTTGCGAACCTGTAGAACCTTGTGTTGTTGAATCTGCCATTTATTACTCCTTATTCATTCGGTGTGATACCGTCTGTTGTCGCTTTAGGTAAAATACCCATCATTATTGGAAATTGTCCTGACTCACCGTCCATAAAGAAACCCATCACCCATTCACCTATATCAGGCGTCTCAAATGAAGTCGAATTATTTATAGGTAGTAATGGATGTGCCCAAGGCAAATCCGAATCAGGAAGCATCTCTTGTAAAGGTGAATGCCAACCAAAAATTCTAACTTGACATCTACCTATTGTTAATGGGTCTGAATTGTTAGTGATGACACCAACCCACCAAACAAAACCATTGAAACCAAAAAAAGTATTACGATTCGACATTTTGTATTCCGTTCACGGCATTCTGAAAGCCTTGCGTTAAAGGATTTGGTGGTGCTGGCAAATAATGTTTATCATTAGTACCAAAACTTTCTTTTACCATTTCAATTATTGTTTTGTATTCTGTCTTACCGACTATGTGTCTTACACCAGTAACAAGATATTTACCAGAATAGAATAAATCATATTTCTTTGCCTCACTATTCGGTGTAGATAATTGTGTCGGTGTCAAATCATATGTTTTGAAATTCAAAACCATACCAACATAAATTTGACTGTCACCAGGAATAATAATCTTAATTTTCATATAGTTTGCAAGACCTAACTGAGCAACTCTATTCGGTATATATTGTTCAATATGTATGTCATGTGCGACAGATGAATTAGTTTCAGGTGAAGTGAAAAGTTGTTTCTCATTATAATTAGTTGGGGCAAGCCTTAAAGCACCGACTTCCATTCTAGAATCATTAGGTGAATGATACATTACATCACCCCAACGATTTTGTAATGATGTAGTTAACGGTGCTTTGTTTAATGTTTGCGATAATGCAAAGTACTGGTCATAAAAGAAATCTGTTACATTAACATTTCGTGTCAATGGGTCAATACTTATCAAACGATTATTAAAAATACCTTGTGATGTCGCTTCTAAAACATCAAAAAACTTTACCACTTCCATATGATTTACCGCAACTGCTTGAGCAGAGATTTCAATTGAGACGTTCTGCGGATTGTAATAGAAAGTTTTGAATGGTTCTTTTGTAAACAGAGACTGCAATGACACAAAGTTATAACCATTAATGTTCTCGAAGAACAGATAATCTGCACCAGGATTTAATGTTGCCGGTCTTGCATACAATGTTAACCAATGTAAGGTCTCAAATATTTTTTTGTTTGGCAGAATAAAATCATACAGACCTAGTGTTGGGTCAATATAAAAACGTTTCGTTTGTGCGTTCTTAGGTCTTGTTAAAGTTACCGACTGTGGTGTGAGTTTAAGATATGTGGTAAATATATCGTTTACGATATCACTTATTTGAGAATTCTTAAATGATTTTGATATTCTGTATCTTTCAGATAACATTAATTCTTCAGAGCAGAAATATACAATGAATGATTCTTGATTCTTTGAAACATCCATAATACGTTCACCGATTTTATAAATCCTGAACGTTCTTTCGATTGCTACATTATCGTTTTTATGTTTTCTTAATTTAAATTCGATAAACTCTGTACCGTTTAATCTCAAATTAGAGATAATATTCGTTGCATCAAACAATACCAATTCACCATAAATTGTGCTACTATAGATGTCTTCATAATAATTTAACTCTTTAAATTGTTCCTTTAATGGTAAAGGATTTGCTAAAGATGGAGTCAATAGATTGATGTAATCTAACTCAAAATCTATGACACTTTTAAGTGACGAAATTTGGTCTGCCATTTTAACTATTCATTAACGAAGTAAATTGATTTTCAATATCGTTTGCGTATATACTATTGATTATGTTTATATTTCTTTTAGATTCATTCAGTTGATTTTCATAATCTAAAACTGATATGATATTTTTTGAAACAGTATACGTTACAGTACCGCTTGGGAACGTTGCAGTTGAACTTGATATTGCAGTATTTGCATACGTTGGTGCATCAATAGTTACCGTTTTAATTGACGTTTGTGTTGATGAACTATCGTATGTAGTTATAACTTTTTGATAGCTATATATTGTAGATTGACAATATGCAGTCACGGTTTGATTGTTTGCCGCCGCTAAAGTACCATACTTGTCATTCAAATATGCTGTAAAATCTCGATTGCTCATAGGCCAATCGCCTTTGGGATCCATAATATTATTTGCATAAAATATCATCCAGTATCTGTACTGGTCATTATAATATTTGTATGCAATATTTTCCGGTGTATCTTGCTCTTGTATTGTATATTGATAGAACAATAAAGGCTGTAAAGATAACTTTGGTATTAATGATGCTCTTGCAGTTAAATCTACTGCACCAATAATATTATTGTTCTGGTCTAAGACTGCTGTTGCCGGCAAAGTACTAAAGTATTTCATGCGCCGTAACCTCCACCAAGATAATGTTGCTGGTCTTCAGCCGCTTGTTTTGCAAGTGCGGCTTGATAATCTTGATAGTTTTTACTAACTTTACTATTCTTAACGTCTGCTTTTGTAAAGATAGATGTTTCCATCATACTAAGTGTCATTGTAGTTTGAACAGGATAACCATCACTAAATGCGGCCCAACCGTTAGGTGCATAATCAACCGCAACGTTTGTGATTACACATTCTTTAATATCAAAAATCTTTGCTTTTTGTCCGCTTGAAATTGTATCAGTTAGACTATGATTTGAATTTAAGAAACCTAATCCTGCATTATTTAATGCACTTTTGAGTTGAGTGATAACAGAACCAGTAATACCATTTTGTCCTGTGAATACCATTTTTACAGACATTAGTTGTGGTGGTGTTAAGTATCTACCGGCATCTGTTGAACCAGCATTTATTAGACCAGGTGAAGAATAGTATGTGAATGTGTCAATAATATTTTGAACAGTCTCAGCCTCAGCAGAACTTTTTGGTGTGAATATAAAGGTCATCGTAAAGTTTCTGAAGTCTCTACCTTGATATATTAATTGAGTTTGAGGATTAACAAACTGACCTAGGGCTTGTTCTAATAATTGTGTTTGATTATCGGCAGAACCACCTAATTTACCACCTAACGTACCTAATAGTGTTGATATTGCAGATTTAGCATTAGGATCGGATAGAATATCTGATGCAGTTATATTTGAAATACCATTCTTAGAAAGACTTTTAATAGAATCTGCCGCACTCGCTAAAAAACCAAGTTTGCCAAGTTCTTGAGTCATACTTACCGAATTGTAATTTGAATCCCAAGATGCAGTTAATGTATCCGGTAAATACAAAGATATTTTTGAAAGTATGTTTGATTTTTTTCTTGGCTTATATGTTGTTGCTGAATAACTAGATTGAAATAAACTGAAAAGTGCAGGAGCGGCACTAACTAATTTTGCTTCTAATGAAGTTGTAGCGGCTTGTAATGCTTCAAGATTAGCTGGTATCGAACCACCTTCTTTTGAATACGCACTTCTTGCCTCATTAAATTTTGTTACCGCTTCTTGATATGCACCGACAGCAGTTTGAGCGGCCGCACTTGCAGTATATGGGGCATTACTAATAGATTCTGCAAAAGGTGTGTTCCAATCGTAAATTGAAAACTGTACGGCATGACTCATTGCCGGATTTGTTGTTAAATCTGATGGATAAACAAAATTGCCAGAACCTTCTTTATTAAAAAGTTTTGCTAGAGGGCCTGCAAGTTGCTTAAATGGTACTTGTAGCCCGTTTTTGGCTGGATTGGTAATAAATGACATGTGCCTAGAGAATAGTTGTTAGAGGTATTTATATCATAAATAACGGGACATTCAATAATTGGTAATAATATGGCTTATAGCGGAAAATTTGTCCCACGAAACCCACAAAAGTATCGTGGCGACCACAAAAACATCAGATGGCGTTCTACTTGGGAATACCGATATATGAAATGGCTCGATGAGACCGATGCCGTAGTATCTTGGGCAAGTGAAGAGATTGTGATACCGTATCGTGACCCATCTGATGGCAGACCTAGACGATACTTTGTTGATTTCTATGCTCAAATGAAAACAAAGGACGGCACTATTAAGTCTTATTTAATAGAGATTAAACCGAAGGTTCAGACTATGGAACCTAAGAAACAACAGCGAATCACTAAGAAGTATGTTAATGAAGTATATACTTATGGTGTCAATCAAAACAAATGGAAAGCCGCTACAGAGTACTGTTTAGACCGTGGTTGGGAGTTCAAAGTACTTACCGAAGATGACTTAGGCCTGTCTAAATAATAGATGGCATCAAAACTAACAATACTCTCAAACGAAAGAAAGGCTCTTGGACATAAATCAATGTCCCAAGATTCTTTGAAATGGCTCGGACATAAGATTACCGAATTGCGTAATCCTACATTAATACCGGCCGCAATTAGAAAAGAAGATTCTAGGAATACCAAAACAGTTAGAAAAGGTGCGATGTACTTCTTCTACTATGATCCTAAGATGAAAGAAGAGTTGCCGTACTACGATAAGTTTCCACTGGTATTAATGCTTGAAAAGTATAACGATGGTTTCTTAGGTTTAAACATGCATTACTTGCCGTTTAATTATAGAGTGGCATTGATGTCAAAACTGGTACGTCATGGAGCCGTTAAAAACGAGGAGGAAGAGATTAAGCGTTTGACCGTCACTTATGACATACTCAACGCCACACGCACTCTGAAAGAGTTTAGACCCTGTTTAAAACGATACCTGTACGAACATACTCGTTCAAGGATTTTGGCGGTACAACCAGAAGAATGGGATGTCGCTTTAGCATTACCAGTACAACAATTTAAGAAAGCCACGGCAAAAGAAGTGTGGCACGATTCATTAAACGAGATAAGGAACTCATAAATGCCGTCACCAATCAGTAATTTCATTAGCACTTTTGGCTCAGACGTAGCCAGAAAGTTTATGTTTGATGTGACAATACCAGTACCTCTTGCACTTGCAAGTTATGCTAGTACCGGTAGACAATTAACGTTTCGTTGCGACAATGCAATGTTACCAGGCAGAAACATTGCCATGATGGATAAGAAAATCGGTTCTGCACCGGTAGAAAAGTTTCCGTATCATACTTCTTATAACGATGTCGTATTAGATTTTATCGTTAACGGTAACATGGGTGAGAAAGTTTTCTTTGATGCATGGATGGATTTAGTAAACCCATCTACAGATTTCAATTTCAACTACAAATCAAGTTATGTGGTAGATATTTTAATTACACAATATGATATGTCTGGTAATAAAACATATCAGGTAAAATTGATTGATGCGTTTCCTACGACAGTCAATCAAATGGATCTAGCATGGAATTCAGAAGACTTTCATAGAGTTTCTGTAGATTTTGCATATACATATTGGACAAACACTACTTCAAGCCCAATAAGCCTGAAGTCAATAGGACAAACAGCAAAACAAGCACTATTAACATTTTAAATTGATTGGAGATTATTATGGCATTGCCTAAAATTGATACACCAACGTATACGTTGGTTTTACCGGTAAGTAAAAAAGAAGTTTTGTTCAGACCTTTTTTAGTAAAAGAACAAAGAAACTTAATGATGGCTTTAGAAGCCGATGAAAAAGAAACTTTAGAGCGTAATGTTCGACAAGTATTAGTGAATTGTACTTTAACAAAAGATTTAGACATTGAAGACTTACCGGTTACTGATATTGAGTATTATTTCATAAACTTAAGAGCAAGGTCAGTCGGTGAGATTGTAGAGAACAAATATATCTGTACAAATACAGTTGGGGAAAGTCAATGTGGTAACAAGATGGAAATCAAACTCAACTTGCTCGAAGTCAATGTTGAGATGCCGGATCAACCAGATGTAATACAGTTGACAGATACCATGTCAATTAAATTGAAATACCCAAAGTTCTCAATTCTAACTAAACTTGCACAGAAAGATTCTGCGGTAGACGTTGCATTTGATATTATGATTGAATCTATTGAATACATCTTTGATGGGCAACAATACTTTTATGCGGTTGATAGCACAAAAGAAGAACTTACAGAATTTGTAGAATCTTTGAGTCAAGAACAATTCAGTAAACTAGAAGACTTCTTTTCAAATTTACCAAGAATTAGACAACATGTTGATATGAAATGTAGTAAATGTGGTTTTGATCATTCAATGGATGTAGAAGGGCTAGAGAATTTTTTCGGATAATGTTCGGTTATGATAGTTTAAAAAACTACTATATGACAAATTTTTCCCTTTTGCAACACCACAAATATAGTTTAACCGAACTTGAAACAATGATACCTTGGGAAAGAGACATCTATATCACTTTGTTGATGCAATATATTGAAGAAGAAAACGAGAAAGCAAAACAAAGGGCTAAGAAGTAATAAATGGAAAAAGAAATATTCAACAAACTATTTGGTGGGGGTGAATTAGAAGTTCTCTATAGTAACTTAGAGACTCTCACACCCGAACAAAAAAGGTCTGTTGAAATTGGCTTGGGTATTCGTAAGGGACAAAAAGAATCACCGGTAATGAATGAGTATGTTGAAAACGTTCAACAAAAATTTGAACCTCAAAGAGTTGCAAAAGCAATGACCGGCAACTCTAAATTAAAAGGTAAGACTGATGATAATATGCAAGAAAATGAAGAAGAAGAGATTTCTAGCCCTAAAAAAGACCCACAAATATCTAAAGTTGCACCCAACACACATTTAAAGTTGAAAAAAGGTGATTCGGAAGCCGACATTCTTGCCAAAATGTTAAACATGATGAACGAGAATTATGATAAGAAAAGAAAATCGCAACTCGAAAGCGATAAAATGTTAAAATTAGAAGATGAACATAAGAATAATAGAAACAAAAAACTACTTGAAGCATTAGGTCATCAACAACCTAAAAAGAAAAAACAAAAGTATGTTGAAAACTATTCATGGCTTAAGTATGCCGCTTTTGCTAGTTTAGCGGGATTAGGTTTATTTGGCATGGATAAAGCATTTGCGGGTTTTAAGAAAAATGTAAGTGACTTTAAATTTCCTGATTTAGGTGAGTTACTTAAATCAATGGAACAAAAAGTACCAAAATTTAGTAAACTCAAAACAGATTTTGGCAATCTTGTAGATAATTTAAAATCACCAGAAGCAGTTGCAGGTGGTGGATCAACACCAGAATTACTTGCCGTGATGAATAAAATCAAAGAAATGCATCCTGATGTAAAAATCAATGCACTAAATGACAAATACCATCAAGATATATTACATCAAGATATGAGTCATCCGCACCCAGGTGGATTTGGTGCTGATATTAACATACCATCGGAAAAATTAACAAGTGAAGGTGCAATGAAACTTCAATCAGAACTTCAAAGCACAGTACCAGGTACAAAAGTTATATATGAGCCACCAGATAAAAGTGGTGCTAATCCGACTGGACATTACCATTTACAAACACCTAAGCCTATGGCACAGCCTGAGATAGAGTCAAAAACTACTGACATTCAAGCACCAGAAACAAATGCCGTAAAACCTGAAACACCAACTAAACTACAATTAGTACCAAAAACAGCACCACTTGCAGATGCTGATGTTAAAGTTAAAGCGATGCAAGATGCAAAAGGTCAACCGAGAAAACCTAAAGTCACAATTATCAAACAAGATTTGTACAATATCTATAAAACTGAAGATGTGAAACAAGGTATACAAGATGTTGAAGCTAGAAACTGGCAAGCAAACAAAGAGATACCTGCTCACATAGTTAAACAATTTGGATTACAATAATGGATTACGAAACAGCACGAAGAGTCAGAGGTAGAAGTGTTAAAGAATTAACAATTCAAAATATTGCCAATGGAGGTAGTATTGTTGGTTCATATAAAACTGCTATCGGTTCTAAATTTAAAGCTAGAGCAACTAAGTTGCAAGAGAAATTTGACCCATTGAATTGGGTTAATATGCTTAACTCACCGTTGACTACTGCTATTGTTGGTAGATTATTTGGTAGGAAATCTAGTACGATTAGATATTATCTCGACAAACAAAAACGTAATAAAAATCCAAACTATACCAAAGTTGGTCCTGGTCGTGCAACTAAATTACGTATTGGTGATTCTAGTGCAGATATTCTTGCAAAGATGTTTAATTTGATGCAAAAAGAACATGATGAAAGTCTAAAACGTTGGGAACTTGAATCGGAACATTCACAACAAAGAAAAGATGATGAAGAAAAGAGACATCAAGAGTTATTAAAAGCAATTGCTGGTATGGGTCATACTACAGTAAAAGTTGATAATGATGATGAAAAGAAAAAATCTAAATCACTCAAGGAAAAACTTGAGGCTCTATTTAAAGATATAATGAAACCGATTGAAGCAATTGGTGAATTCTTTAAAGATGTATTCAAGTTTGTCGAAAAAATCTTTTTGAATATTGGTAAAACTCTTTTTGAAATTGGTAAAGGTCTTGTTGATGTTCTTAAATTTGTGGGTGAAATAGGATTAGATTTTGCTGAGATGGTTGGTAAAGCAGTTTTAAAAGTCGTAGGGTTAATAGGACCTATCTTCAATAAAACATTTGCCGCTATCGGTTTGGCTATTGAAGAAATTTTTAAATGGTTATCGAAACATGAGGCTAAACTTGGTGCTATGAAAGCCCTTCAAGCATTAACCGGTACAGGTGAAGGTGGTTCTCAATCTGAGGCAGAAGAAAAAAATAAAATTGCGAGACGAAGACTTTTGTTAAAAGCAGGAATGGCAATTTTGCAAAATACAACTATGCCAACTCCTGAAGAAGAAAAACAAAAATATGACCTTCTTGAAATTTTAAAGAAAGAACAAGAAAATCCGTATACTAATGCAAGTACGGTAGATAAACTTTTGGGTGTTTTAGGTGCCGCAATGCAAGGGGGTGTTGTTGGAGAAGTTGCAGGGGCTGGTGTTGGTGCGGTAGAGAGTCGTATAAAGGCTCCAAAGGCTGGACCAGCGGCACCAGAAGTAGCTTTAGCGAATATAATAATTGAAGGTGCAAAAGGTGCTGGTATGGCAGGTTTTGCTTTAGGTGCCGCCGAATATAAAAAAGCATTTGCAGAAACTAATCAAAGTGCAGAGAGTAAAGAAAAATTATTATATTATGGACCTGAAGCAACAATGGAAATGGATAACACAGGTAAAGGTCCTACTGATCCAGAAATATCTAAAATGATTATGAACTACCAAAAAGAACATCTTGTTCCTGATATGGTACGTCAAGGTTTGAGATTAGCAAATCCAAAGACAAATGAACTGCGTTATGATATGACTCAAATGAAGCCGTATTTTTATGATGAAGAAGGCAATCAAGTTGACTCAAAAGAATTACTTTCAAGAACACTTGAGGAAATTCTTCAGAAAAAAGCCAATACACAATTCGATAAACTCAAAGAACTTACCGGATTTGATGTTAACAAATTAAAAAATTGGTCTGTGCAATTAGAACAAAATGCAATAACTTCTGTAAACAAAGAAACTCATATTGCGAAAAATAATATGAGATCCGGTTATAATGATTTACTGAGTAATGCACAAATAATGCTTAAAAAAGTTGAAAATCTTGCAACTGATACCGACATGAACAACGGTGCAACTATTATAATGCCTACCGTCACAAATACTACAGAAGGTCCAGGTTTAAAACGTAAGGAAGGTGATGGTATCGGTCTTGTTAGAAGTACCGATACGTCACTACGTCAATGTCAGTTGAATTATGCTATAGCCTGCTAACAAAAAACCCACCTTGCGGTGGGTCAAAACTCTCCAGAAGACACTTAAGAAGAAAGAGTTTTAATCTTCGATAACGAGTTCGTAATCTTCTTTAGAAACACCACACTCAGGGCATCCAACAGAGTCGGGTAAAGATGCATAATCTTCTTCAGAAAGAATGTGTCCACAAACTACACAACGGTAATATCTCATTGTAAACCTCCTAATACTGCTTGATATGCTTCCGCATGTTTCTTTTCTACTTTAGCAAGAGCCGCAAATCTCTTTTCCGCTTTCTTAAGAACTAATGAAAATTGCTCTGCATGTTCTTTTGATTCGGTAATTTGATCCTGAAACTCTTTCATAATTTCAG